AGCGAAGCAGCGAAGCAGCGAAGCAGCGAATTATTTATTCAAGTCCCAGTTTTTGGGAACTCCAGCCATCCACCTTCTCAATACTGTCTTTAAGTTCCGTTAATTCAACTGTTTCAGGTTCGTCAGCAATTACAGCCGCTGTCGCAGCAGTCGCAGCCGTCATAGCATCTTCAATTGATGCACCGGCAGATGACGCTGCTGGTGCCTCGCTATTTACCTTGCTTTCAGTAATAGATACATTCTCATTAGTCGCCGCCGCTCCCGCTCCCGCTGCACCCGCTGCACCGCTAGCAAACATAGAAGACTTCCTATTGTCAAAGATAACATCCTTGTCAGTCATATTCTTCTTATACTCCTTCATTAGGGTATTGAGTTGCGTCTCAGCGTATTCTTGGTTCTCCAAGCAATCAGGATTAGGCGACCAAGGACACCAGCAACCTACCTGAGCGATATAGATGTTGAACTTGTTGTCAATCTTCTTGACAAACTCGCTACGGTTCTTTGCCTCCTCAATAGTATCAAACACGCCTCTTACCTTAATGCCTCTAATGGAAGTGGTGAAGTTATTATCACGGTGATACGATGTCTCCAGTTCTTGGTTATTCACCGACTTATAAAACCCGTATTGTTCGCTCATATCCTTAGGGTTAAAGATAAAGGCATTATTCTCTTTCACCGAGTCAACAAAATCTTTAGAGTCACTATACTTCGTAGAAATACCGTCAAGCAGTTTTGTCATATCCTCGCTAAACTTAGTAATAAACTGGCTAAACATATAAGCCTCCTTATTCACTAGGACATCCTCGGGGCTGAGGAATGATAGCAGCACGAAGTTTTGTCCCCTGATGGGCTTGTCCTCATCTAGGTAATCTACTTCTTTTACGCTAGTAACTGTTGAAGCGGCGACAGGGACGGCGGCAAGTTCTTCTACGGACATTTTATAATATATCTTTTTTCTAATAGTATATATATTGTAAATCTTATATATATTTTATCATATTATATTATAGTATATAACATAGAGTAAGATGGAGTATTATGCGGTGCTTCTTAAATATGCTTTAGCGGCTCTTATTGTCGCCTTAGTAGCCCTCGTATTACCTAGCAATAGATTGGGTTGGGGCGAAATATTGATGCTGGCTTTATCCGCTGCGATAGCCTTCTTTGTTGTTGATTTGCTATTTCCCGCAGTTTCGGCAAGCGCCCATCAAGGTGTCGGGCTAGGTGCTGGCTTCCAGATGGTAGCGTTATAGCGAAGGTATAATCTCGTAATTAAGTTCTAAACATATCTTTTTCCATATTTGGTCTTGCACATAGAGTTTTTCTCTGCTTTTTAATAGTGGGAAATACTTGAGATACTCATTCAACCCCAGTATTTGGAAGAACTTATATAAAACATAACTGTATGACAAGAAGTTCTTCCTGTCCTTCGGGCAGTGTTTCAAGAAAGGCGCCTGTATATTTCTAAACATATTACATAACTTGTCCTCCAGTTCTTGGCTAAATTGCGGCGTGGGTATCCCGTTAATCCGGTTAATAATATAGTTGATATGCTCGTAATACTTGTTAATCCTCAGCCGCTTAAGGATGTCCCGCATCTTGTTATATGTTATGGTTTTAGTATCCATAATCTTCTCTTTCTTTATCTCTGTTAAAATCTTCTCAAATATTTCGTCGGGAATGTCCGTGCTCTCTTTCCCTTGCACCTGATTACACCACTCCCTAAAATGATTAATACGCTTGTAACTAAAATGCGAGGTATCCTTGGTATTCTGCTTTAATATCGGTCTGTTCTGCTCTACTAGCAGCAACTCTTGGTAGCCGCAAATATTACAGATGATTATAGCGTCGTGCTGTAGACAGGTCATCTGGTTCTTACAATTCTTACATATCTCTATGTCCTCCTCTTCAACATTCCTAACATACTTTTTGTTTATTATAGACATATACTTATCCACTAGCGAACTCTTATCTATCACATTCTCTTTAATGCCGCTAGACATATTGGGGCTATTAGAGTTGTTTAGATAGTCGCATAGCCGCTTGTTATCGCTAACGCCGCTAACGCCGCTAACGCTGCTAGTGCCGCTAACGCTGCCACAGCCTAAATTATTTTCGCCGCCGCTACCGCTAACTCCGCCGCAGCCGCTACCGCTGCTTAAATTATTAAGGGCATCTAGAACATTTATAGTAGTCGCTGACACAGATGACCTTTTCTTTTTGGAATCGTTCTTGTATATCTTTGGTTGCCTACTCAGCAACTCGCTAGAAGATATACAGATGCCGTTAGATATAGAGGCGTGGGTATTGCTGATGTTAGATTGTTTCTCAACCGTATCGTAATACTGGAATAAAATATAACTGGTATTCTTGTAATACTCAACTTCGTTATACGAGTCTAACTCCTTAATATTGTTTTTAAGTTCTATAATTCTCTCCCTAATAACAATATTGCTAGTCCATAGAATATTCACATATTCCCTGTCGGCAGCGTTAGCGGCGTTAGCGGCGTTAGCGGCGTTAGCATTCCTACAAACCCCTATGTTATCCATAATGAGGTTAGATTGTGCCTCCAAATCCAGCAATAATATCTTGTAGTTCTCTTTGTCCTTGTTGGTAAGTTCAAACTTCTTAATGATGTTATTATGCATCGCATCCAGAGTGAATACCTCATTATTGTCGCATATATATTTTTTTTTAGATGATTTCTCTTTAAACATCGTTATTATAGAATAATAAATATTAATTTTTATATAATAAATAAAATGTGTGGTAAATACATAGATACATTTAATTCATATTTTTTTCTCCTCTAATAGTATAAAGAATATAGCGTAAATGGGTGGTGGTCTTCTTCAATTAGTAGCTTACGGAGCACAGGATGTTTATTTAACTGGTAATCCTCAAATTACCTTCTTCAAGGTTGTGTATCGTCGTCATACTAACTTCGCTATTGAGGCTATCCAACAAACCTTCAACGGCACCGTAGGATACGGACAGACTGTTAATTGCCAGATATCCCGCAACGGTGATTTAATCAACCGCGTGTATCTCCAAGTCGCCCTCCCCAAGATTACCGGTATTGATGGTGTTAATGCTTTTACTAATGTAGGCGCTCGCTATGTCAATTACATCGGTCTCCGTCTTATCAAGTCCGTCCTTATTGAGATTGGCGGACAACAAATAGACAAGCATTACTCTGATTGGCTATACATCTGGAACGAACTCTCCCTTCCCCGTGGAAAGCGATACGGTTATGATACTATGGTTGGTGCCGACAAGGATATCACCTCGTTCAACAATACCACCCTCTACATCCCTCTAGAGTTCTGGTTCTGCCGTAATGTCGGTCTCGCCCTCCCTCTAATCGCTCTCCAATACCACGAAGTTAAGATTAAGATTGACTTTGAGACCAAGGAGAAGTGCCTTTTCTCCTCTAAGGGCGCCTCTTCTACCGAATCGGAAGCCTATGTTGCTGGAACCGGAACTGTTGCCGATATTACCGATATGTCCCTGTGGGTTGATTACATCTTCCTTGATACCGACGAACGCCGTCGTTTCGCTCAGTTGTCGCACGAATACCTCATAGAGCAACTTCAATTCACCGGAACCGAGACCCTTAACGGCGCCGCTACTAACCGTGTTAAACTCAACTTCAATCACCCCTGTAAGGAACTAATCTGGGTCGCTAAGCCTAACAACTTCGCCCGCAAGGCTTGCTGGTATAACTACACGACTGTTGATAATGTTGATTTAACCTCTGCTATAGTCTCCGCCCAACTCCCAGCGCCTGTTATAGGTAATGTTAATATTACCAACTTCTCCTCGTCTAACTATATGGCTGGTTTCAACTTCGGCAACGCCGCATCAGGACAAATCGCCGCTTCATCTCCTTTCGCCGATACCATCCTCCAACTTAACGGCAACGACCGTTTCAGCGTTCGTGACGGCACCTACTTCTCGTTCGTCCAGCCCTATCAGCATCACACCAATATCCCTAGCAATCCTGGTATTAATGTGTATTCCTTCGCACTCAAGCCGGAAGACCACCAGCCGTCAGGCACCCTCAATATGTCCCGTATTGATACCGCAACCCTTATGGTTACTACCAAGCCTAACTTAACCACTACCTTAACTGGTACTGGCTCTGGTGCTCTAACCTATGACGGCATCAACATATACGCTGTGAATTATAATGTTCTTCGTATCCTGTCGGGTATGGGCGGCCTTGCTTATTCCAACTAGATTATTATATATTATTATATATTACTTTGTAATGTAATGAATGTAATGAATGTGTTTGTGAATGAATGTAATGAATGTAATGAATAGCGATTAATTGCCTTTTTTTTTTCTCCTCTAATAGTATAAAGAATATAGCGTAAATGGGTGGTGGTCTTCTTCAATTAGTAGCTTACGGAGCACAGGATGTTTATTTAACTGGTAATCCTCAAATTACCTTCTTCAAGGTTGTGTATCGTCGTCATACTAACTTCGCTATTGAGGCTATCGCACAAACCTTCAACGGCACCCCAGGATACGGCAACCGTGTTACTTGTCAAATATCCCGTAATGGCGATTTAGTCCATCGTATGTATCTTTCTCTCAAGATACCCACGGGAAATACTGTAGAGTTATGCTCCTTCTATGGTCTTCGCTTAGTCAATTTTGTTGAGATTGAGATTGGCGGACAAAAGATAGACAAGCACTACTCACACTGGCTGTATGTCTGGAACGAACTCTCGCTACCCAAGTCTAAGCGTGATGGCTATAATAAGATGGTCGGTCAAGCCGGAGGCACCCTTGACGGCGAGACCCTCTATGTCCCTCTAGAGTTCTGGTTCTGCCGTAATGTCGGTCTAGCGCTTCCTTTAATCGCTCTTCAATATCACGAAGTTAAGATTAACATCCAATTTGAGACTGCTAATCTATGCCGTGGTGCAGGCGACGACCCTTCAGTCTTCCCTAACGCTACTCTCTGGGTTGATTATGTATTCCTTGATACCGACGAGCGCCGCCGTTTCGCCCAGTTGTCCCACGAATACCTCATAGAGCAACTCCAATTCACGGGCTCTGAATCAATATCATCCACTAAGTTAAACTCCAAACTCTCCTTCAATCACCCCTGTAAGGAACTTGTGTGGTTCGCTTCTAAGAAATTAACTACCGCAAACCAGCAAGTAACCAACAACAACTGGTTCAACTACACTACATCGCAGGCGGCGATTGACATAGACACTAACGCCCCTTACAACAAGAACCTCCTTCACAACAAGGCTGTAAGTTCTTCCTCTATAACTGCTATGAACCCTATCACGACTGCTAAACTTATCCTTAACGGCAACGACCGTTTCTCGGTTCGCCCAGGTTCATACTTCAATCTCATCCAGCCTTTCCAGCATCACGAGAATGTCCCAACAAATGCTGGTATTAATGTGTATTCCTTCGCTCTCAAGCCCGAGGAGCACCAGCCTTCAGGCACCCTCAATATGTCCCGTATTGATACTGCTACCCTTTCTCTTGACCTTAACGCATCTTTAACTGCTACCGATATGTCATCCACCTTAAATGTGTATGCGGTGAATTATAATGTTCTCCGCATCCTTTCTGGTATGGGCGGCCTTGCTTATTCTAACTAAATAATATGTAATAATTATGTAATAATTATGTAATAGATATATGGTAGATATATGTAATAGATATATGGTAGATATATGTAATATGGATATATATGTAATATGGATGTATTAGGATATATGAATGTAATGAATAGCGATTAATTGCCTTTTTTTTTTCTCCTCTAATAGTATAAAGAATATAGCGTAAATGGGTGGTGGTCTTCTTCAATTAGTAGCTTACGGAGCACAGGATGTTTATTTAACTGGTAATCCGCAAATTACCTTCTTCAAGGTTGTGTATCGTCGTCATACTAACTTCGCTATTGAGGCTATAGAGCAAACCCCGACTGGAAGCAATTCTCTCGGTTCTCGTGTAAGTTTCCAAATCACCCGCAACGGTGATTTAATCCATCGTGTATATTTCTACGGTGTTATTGCTGCTACTGGCGGAACTGCTGGAACCTCCCCTGTTGCTCTCGTCCCTAACTTCGGTCATAAACTGTTAAAGACGATTGAACTAGAGATAGGCGGACAACGCATAGACAAGCATTACTCCGAGTGGCTATACATCTGGAACGAACTTTCGCTCCCTATTGGAAAGCGCAACGGTTATAATGCTATGGTTGGTGCTAATCCCCGCAACATCTCCACTAAACTTGTATCAGGACAAGAATACGAACTCTATGTGCCTCTAGAGTTCTGGTTCTGCCGTAATGTCGGTCTCGCCCTTCCTTTAATCGCTCTCCAATACCACGAAGTTAAAATCAATATTGAATACGAAAACGAGGCAGGTATGAAGGATACTAGTGATAAAAACTATACCTTTGAGGAGGAGACCACAGGCACCCCTGGTTCATATGTTAGCAACAGTTCTTTCGCTAATAATAATGTCGCTCTACGCCTTGACAAGGCTACCCTCTGGGTTGATTACATCTTCCTTGATACCGATGAGCGCCGGCGTTTCGCCCAGTTGTCGCACGAATACTTGATAGAGCAACTTCAATTCACCGGTGCTGATTCCATAACTTCATCTGGTGACTCTATGAAGAGTATCCGTATGAACTTCAACCACCCGTGTAAGGAACTTGTCTGGACTATCAAGAATACCGCTGGCTCCGTGTATTGGAACAATTACTCAACTGCTGGCGGTGCTCTTGCGAATAACGACCATCTTGACTCGTCCAACCCTGTTACTAGCGCTAAGATAATGCTTAACGGTAATGACCGCTTCGCTACTCGCAAGGGTGAGTATTTCTCCCTCGTCCAGCCCTATCAGCACCACGAGAATACCCCTGACAAGTTCCACCAAGGCATTAATGTTTATTCGTTCGCCCTCAAGCCCGAGGAGCACCAGCCCTCAGGCACCCTCAATATGTCCCGTATTGATACCGCTGTCCTATCCATATCATCCAGTATGTCTGGTGTCATCAGCATATACGCCGTAAATTATAATGTTCTCCGTATCCTCTCGGGTATGGGCGGCCTTGCTTATTCCAACTAAATATTATACGGTCTTAACTCTTTTTTCTATCTTATTGTATATAAGGAATGGTCTTAATAATGGTTGAATGTTAGATGATGTTTATAAGCGTCGTCTATAGGCGTCGTCTATTGATATTACTGGTGTAAAAGATAATACTAGGTAATCTTCTATTACCATTCGTGGTATCATAAAGATAAAAGGTATTTTAGCGAATGCTAGAGAAACTTAGGATAAGTAAGGATACTTAGAAACTTTTAGGAAAATATAAGGTTGTAAAAGTTTTTAGAAAAAGAATAATAGTTTCTAAGTTTATAAAAGATAATAATGGATAAAGTTAAGTAATAATTATAGGCGTCATCTATAACCATTATAGGCATCTTCTATTACCATACTTGATGTTCTCTATGCTGTATCCTAGGGCGCTAGACGCGCTGCCGACCACTAAGATAATATAGAAGTTGTCTCTTACCATTACTGGTGTCGTAAAAGATAAAAATAATAATACTAGGTATTTTTAGCAAATGCGAGGAAGACTTAAATAAGTTAGAAACTTTTAGAGATTTTTAGAAAAATATAAAGTTGTAAAAGTTTTTAGAAATAGTAAAAAGTTTCTAAGTTTATAAAAGATAATAATAAGTAAAGTTAAGTAATAATTATAGACATCTTCTATTACCATTATAGGCATCTTCTATTACCATTATAGGCATCTTCTATTACCATTATAGGCATAACATAACACCGCCTAGTATAAAATGCGGGATGTCGCATACTATATAAGGAAATATGCGAAGCATAAATACTCTTAATATATGATGCGCGCTTCGCTAACCCGCATAACACTTCTAGAATACCCCTATTACCATTACTGGTATTATAAAGATTAAAGGGATTAATACTAGGTATTTTTAGGAAAGATTAGATAAGTTAGAAACTTTTAGGAAAATATAAAGTTGTAAAAGTTTTTAGAAATAGTAAAAAGTTTATAAGTTTATAAAAGATAATAATAAGTAAAGTTAAGTAATAATTATAGGCATCTTCTATTACCATTATAGACATCTTCTATAACCATACTTGATGTTCTCTATGCTGTATCCTAGGGCGCTAGACGCGCTGCCGACCACTAAGATAATATAGAGGTTGTCTCTTACCATTACTGGTGTCGTAGAAGATAAAAAGAATAATACTAGGTATTTTTAGCAAATGCGAGGAAGACTTAAATAAGTTAGAAACTTTTAGAGATTTTTAGGAAAATATAAAGTTGTAAAAGTTTTTAGAAATAGTAAAATGTTTCTAAGTTTATAAAAGATAATAATAAGTAAAGTTAAGTAATAATTATAGGCATCTTCTATTACCATTATAGGCATCTTCTATAACCATTATAGGCATCTTCTATAACCATACTTGATGTTCTCTATGCTGTATCCTAGGGCGCTAGACGCGCTGCCGACCACTAAGATAATATAGAGGTTGTCTCTTACCATTACTGGTGTCGTAGAAGATAAAAAGAATAATACTAGGTATTTTTAGCAAATGCGAGGAAGACTTAAATAAGTTAGAAACTTTTAGAGATTTTTAGGAAAATATAAAGTTGTAAAAGTTTTTAGAAATAGTAAAATGTTTCTAAGTTTATAAAAGATAATAATAAGTAAAGTTAAGTAATAATTATAGGCATCTTCTATTACCATTATAGGCATCTTCTATAACCATTATAGGCATCTTCTATAACCATTATAGGTATCTTCTATTACCATTATAGGCGTCATCTATAACCATTATAGGCATAACATAACACCGCCTAGTATAAAATGCGGGATGTCGCATACTATATAAGGAAATATGCGAAGCATAAATACTCTTAATATATGATGCGCGCTTCGCTAACCCGCATAACACTTCTAGAATACTCCTATTACCATTACTGGTGTCATAAAGATAAAAAGGATAATACTAGGTATTTTAGGGAAGACTTAGATAAGTTAGAAACTTTTAGAAAAATATAAAGTTGTAAAAGTTTTTAGAAATAGTAAAATGTTTCTAAGTTTATAAAAGATAATAAGTAAATAATAGTAATACTAGATAATACTAAATAATCTTCTATTGTCATTCGTGGTATCCTCTATGTTATATCCTTAACAATACTAGGTAATTTTAGGAGGATATATAGCATAGTTTAGCGTGATTTGCTAACTATTAGAACCTCCTATTACCATTACTGGCGTCATAAAGATAAAAAGGATTAATACTAAGTATTTTAGCGAATGCTAGAGAAACTTTTAGAAAAATATAAAGTTGTAAAAGTTTTTAGAAAAATAAATAAAAGTAATACTACTTAATCCTCTATTGTCATACTTGATGCCTTCTATGATGTATCCCTCGCAAATCCTATATAAGGACTAATAATCCTCAACCAGTTTCATAAAGTATTTTTGTGCTTCAGTAGCAGGCGCTGCGGCATCGTCAGTATTAATTAATTTTTCGTAATCATTAATACCGTATAGGTTAAAGAGTTTGTCTAGCGATTTTGTTAAAGCCCTCTCTAATTTGCCCTTGTCTTTGCTCTCTAAATTCTTTTTTAACTTCTTTAATTTATTTAAAAAAGTAGCATACGATTCAATCATAAACGCCTCATCTATATCAACTATGTCATTCTGTTTAAACAATCTGTCAAACTTCCCTATATTCCTATCGCATATTTTTGTATAGGTCTTCAACAATACCAATAGATTATCAGCATTATCTAAATCAACCTTGCCTTTCAAACTGTCTTGCTCGTTCTCATATAATATCAACTTCCTTAAGGTTAAAAACAGGCTTATTAAATTATACTTGGTGCCTGCTGGATTACCTAGAATAGAGTTGATACCACTCTGTATCTCATTTTTAACACCTCTATCATCATCACCTGTTTTGCTATTAATTGCCGTTTTAATCCTCTCTGTAATATCATTCATTATATTTTCATCTTTGCCTACTCTTTCAACTTCATTTATATTACCTATTTCAATACCATATTCACCTAATAACTCCTTAACTTTCTCATATTTTTTAACAATCGCTGCTACTGTTTCCCTTTTTGCTACTGTTTCCCTTATTTGCCCCGTTCTTATCGCCTTCCTTTGATCTTCTTCGCTAATAACTTGTGAAGTCCTCAACTGTTCTCCGATATTACTATTCGTCTTGAGGCGTTCTAAAACATCAACCAGTTCCTTCAGCGCAATAATTATATCTAATCTAAGTTTTTTCTTCTTCTTTTGCGCGTCATCGTTATTGCTAGCGCCTTTCTTAATAGCCTTCTTGTTATCCTCAATAATAGCCTTAACTCTCTTTATCTTACTTTTAATATCCTTAAAATTGTAATAATTCACTAGGTCATTTAAGAAACTCTCACCGATATAGCACTTATTATCGTCGTCAATAGCATCCTCTAAATCCCTTAGCGTATCCGTTGATACCTCTTTAAACTTTCCTTCGTCTTCTAATATCTCCTTAATAACATCATACTTGAAGCACCTTATTTCCTCATAGTTGGTTCCCTTGATATATTGTAAAGATATATAGCGTAAGTTATCATTCATTAACAGTTATTGTGGTTAGTATCCTTCTAAAATAATTAGAGATATATATTACACCGCTTTTTAACCATCCCCAGTCCTTCCGTCCTTCCGTCCCTCCCAATAAAATCACTTAAGAATAAGAGGGCTAGAACTTCGTAGCGATTATGCTAGTGAATAGCCAGATAAACATAGTGAATAGCGATAGCGCCTTGGATAGTTGCTTGCGTTCTTCAAAGTCCAATATTTTAATGCCGCCGCTGCTGCTGTCGCCCTCGTCATCGGGCTTATATTCGTTGCTCTTTTTAATATTTAATATGATAGGGATTACAATCAATAGTAATATTAATGAGGTGTGAATGAGTAGCCGAGATATCCCGTTCGTCCCCATATAAAAATAGTAAAAGAGCGTGCGGATACTATTTATAATTCCATTAAAGTTCATATATTTAACATCAAAACTATTATCTATATTAATGAATAAAACAATAAACCAAAATAATATAATATAGATTACGGCGTAATATATGAAGCCTTCATAGAAGGTCTTTATAATATTTATGTCAATACACCACTGTACCATAATTATAGTTATATAACGGACAAAAAAGGTTGCGATAATGAATACTATGCGGTCGTCAAAGGTTAGTTCTAGTTCTTCTAGCGGATTTTTAGGGTCGTCCTCAAATCTCTTGATTTTCTCTATCATCTCGTTGTTTTTAATAGGGTTGTCCTTTTCTACCGAAGATAGCCCGTTATATACATCAATATCGTTAGATAACTGCTCTATCTTGTTGTCGGTATTGCCGCTGACGCCGCTCTCTTTATTCTCTTTATTAGCATTTCTAAGTTCATCTATTTTAGGGTCATCTAGGGTTATTCTGCTATATCGCTGAGGTCTTGCCTCAAGATACCTAGCCTTTAATGTATCATCGTTGTATTCGTCTGCGGCTCCGCCGACAATAAAACTTTGCTGTGCTGCTGCTGGTGCTGCTGGTGCTGCTGACATCGGTTGGATTAGTGCTAATGATGGTGCTAGTGCTGGTAGTGCTCGTACTAGAGGTGCCGCTGTTATTATTCTTTCTGCTGCTGGTGCTGTTAATGTTCGCTTTTTCCTTTCTGCTAATCCTTTATTTAAAATATCAAATAAATCAACGCTAATATCTTTTCCTTGCGGCGACGGTTGTCGTTTTAGTTGCTTTAATATGTTTTGTTGTTCTAACCTTTCTTTTGCTAATCTTGCTTCATTTTTTTCTCTTTCTTTTTCTTGCTCGGCTTCATCTAAAGGTACCTGTAATTTATCAATATTATTTGATGTTGCTGTTGCTGTTGCTGGTGGTAGTCTTTGTGCTTCTTTTTCCATTTCTCCTGTTGGTGACGATGGTGTTGGTGTTGGTGTTGGTGTTGGTGTTGGTGTTGGTGTTGGTGTTGATGTTGATGGTAGTAGTCTTTGTGCTCCTTTTTCCATTTCTCTTGTTGGTGATGATAATGTCCTTCGTTTTATTATGTCTCTCTCTTCTCCTTCGTCATCTCTCTTTAAAAACCTACCATCTTTCCTAAATCTCTCAAAAAATCCAAATCTCCCATTTATCATATTACCCCTGTTTTCTTCATTCTTTTGCTTTTGTTGTTGTTGTTCTATTTCATCACTAACTTCTGCTTTATCTTCGCTGACTTCGCTGACTTCTTCCTCTTCGCTGAATTCCTCCGTGTCTTTTTCTCGCGGCTCTTGTTTTTTTATTTTTAATGCTGCTTTAATGTTCTCCCTCTCTATTGCGAATAATCCTTCTAATGCTTTCATATCCCTCTTTCTCTTCTCTCTATCCTTCTCTTTCGCAGTCTCTTTAGCATTCTTTTTTTTACCTTCTTCTAATTCATCTAATATGATGCGTGCAAACTCAATTTTATCCTTATCTATCTTCGCATTCATATTGTCATTAGCATCCTGTGTTTCTTTTATCAATTTATTTGCTTCATCAACCAATCTCCGTGCTTCTTTTATCAAATTATCTTTTTTTTTAGCAGCAACGGTGGCGTTAGCCGCTGTAATATTTTTATTAAGCCTTTCAGTAGCATCAATAGCACTAACAGCCCTATTATTAGAAAGAGAACTAGGAACAGGAAGAGCAGCACTAGCAGCATCAGTAGCACTAGGAGCGGTATCATCCTTCGCAATTAATAAGTCCTTCAAAGACATACCACCATCTCGTCTTTTATTATAAGTATTAATACTGAGATTAAAAGTATCTACCTTATTTTCAAAAGTATTTATTATAGTATCATTAGCATTATAAGTTTCTTTATTTTCGTCAAACTTTAAACCGTTGTTAAATGTTTCAATATCTTTCTTAAATATATCAATAGCAGCATTAAACGCTGTATCGCCGCTACCGCTGCTAGATAATTTCACAACATCCTTAATCAATCTCTGGGCTTTTTCCTGTTTGCTTTTCAAGTCTCTATTAATACCACCACCAGCCTGCGGCGCTGCCCTCGCATTACTCTCAATATCCTTGAGTTTATTAACATAATCGCTAATTTCCCTGATTATTTTTCGCTCCTTTCCTTTTAAAGTCTTGACGCTATTGTATTTGTTTAATAATTTAGAGAGCGTTTCAGGGTCATTATTAAACATCTTTAGTAAATTAACATAATACTCATAGCGTTTAGGGTCAAAGTTCTGTAAATCAAAATCACTTATCAAGTTCGTATTAAATTTAACATCGTCCTCGTCATTATTTGTGCTAGTATTGTTAAATATCATATTGTATCTATAATTGGATTTTAATGCTTCTTCAGCAGCAGCGGCAGCAGTAGCAGTAGTAGCCATTATATTATATTATACTTATACTTCCTTAATCGTATTATAGATAATAAATTATTCAATATTAAGTATGTTAAACATCTTCAATACAATCGCCGCAAATACCAAGATAATAGTAATACCCAAAAGAATATACGAGTATATATCCCTATAATAATAAAACACTATATAGAGCATCATCACAATAATAAAAAACCAGATTACGCATATAAACTGCGTCATCATATTTATAGAGAAGGCGTTAAAGATAGCCTTCGGGCTAGCCAGCCTGTCTTTTAGACAAATCTCTAGATATTCCTTTAAGCCCTTTTCGTTAAAGTGCGTCTTGCTAGCGGGGTCAGGCAGTTTATTGTAATCTACGAATATCCGCTTGTAGTCGTCCTCGTAAAATATCTCGCCTCTCGTCAATCTGTCTAGGTTCATATCGTAATTCTTGTAGTTGAATGGAATATACGAGGCTGGTATCAATTCCAACGGTATAATCCCGAATGTGTTAAAATACTTGCGGTTATATTCCCAGTTGTTATATTCGGCATCTCTATACACCTTGTCTATCTTTTTGTTAGGTAATACGCTGTATGGCTGGAAGAACTTGCTATATAGCACTCGCATCCTATCAATACTGTCGTCCCGCTTAATGGTGTTTTTATACTCTAGCAAATACCCGTCTTTGTGTAAAAACTCACGCATCTTACGAGGCAGATTATAGCAGCATATCTCGGCATCCTTGTCTCCTAGCGTGTCTATATCACAATCCTTGGTGCTACACTTGAGTTCCTTCGTTATCTTGGTTTCTTCTGTCATATTTAATAGTTAAAAAGATTATTTAATGGTGCCTATTTAATATTAGCCGATATAACTTTAAAATACACTATTACCAGTATTATATTAAAGATATAAGTAGATGCTAAGGAGCCCGTGGATACACTATTAGCCGTATTTAATATCTCGTCCTCATTCTCATACTCTTCAGGGGTTTTCATAAGATTTATATTCTCATTAAACATATACATAGACGATTTGCCCTCCATATTCATTATCTTGTCTTCGTCGCTGCTGCTGCCGCTGCCGCCGCTAATCTTGTTATTAATACCTTTAATGATATTCGCCAGATAATTTTTATTATTATTGGCGGATATATTAACAAACCTAGTCTCTAAGTAATTGTAGATATAGGTTAAGTGCTTGTATTTCTCGTAGTCGCCGTCGCCTATTAAAAGGGTGTTTAGGGCTACGGCAGTAGCACCTGTGCCTGTGGTGTCGCCGCTAGCATTCGTAATCACAACATTTGGAATGGTCGTATAACCGGTGCCTGCGTTGGTAATAGTGATACTGGCTACTGATGTATCTTTTAAAACTGCGGTAGCCGTCGCACCTGTTCCTGCTCCTCCAACGGGATTTATATTAACTGTAGGGGCGCTGGTATATCCGGTGCCTGCGTTGGTAATTTTAATACTTACTATGCCGCTGCTCCCGCCGCCGCTGCTATTAACAACAAAGGTATCGTCAATATCATAGGTATCGTCGTATAATATATTGGATATCAATTTATATAGATAGGTGGTCTTCTTTTCGTATATCTCTTTTTTGGCTACGGTCGCCGCTAGCGCTGCCGCATTATATTCTATCCTGTTATAATTGATATGCCCGAGAATTAGCAAATACATCGTAATCAGTATTATCAGGTTCTTATCTTTCTTATTTTCTAGGTCTGCCGCCTTACTTAATAGGTCTTCGCTATCGCTGCTATCAGCGCTATTATCTAGGATATTTGTAAAAGATGTTAGAGGTATTGGGGGCGAGAAGTAATCGGCTATGTTCTTGTCAAATTCGGCACTAACAGTCCCGCTAATATCCTTCACGAATTCGGTATAATCGGCGAATGTATTCAGTTTTAATATAAATTTGTAAGGTATCACCTTGTCCCCGTATTTATAAAATTTAAACTTATTATAGGCATCTATATTAACCCCCTTCTGTTTGTTCTCGTGATTATTATAGTATATTAAGTTATTATTGAAGGTCTCCTCGTTAAACAGAGAGACGCACTTCTTTATAATGAGATAAATCTTTAGAATATTGTCCTTGCTAATAATGCTTTTAAAATAGGCATCTATTTCTGCTTCGCTCTTTCTTATTGTGCTGTCATCGCCGAATAGGTGTTTAAACACCTCGTATATACTCTCGGCGTGTGCCCTGTCATACCCGTCCTTATATAGGTTTTCAAACTTCGCCTTGTAATACTCACGGAATTCATTATCGTTGCTGAGAACGCTGCTATTTAATGTGGTTAATTTTAGCCGTGCCGATTTAATGCGTGGTATGTCATAGTAATTCTGGTTCTCCACCTGCTCGTTAATGATAGTCTTGGTAGCCGCTGTGGTGCCTACTATGTTAAACAACTTTATATTGCCGCTCAATATTGAATAAAAGACATTCGTAATAATGTAGTGCTGTAGGTAATTCTTATTACCTTTCAGGATTTTGTTGTCATACATTCGTATATAAGGAACCACAACATTATTCAGTTTATTCAGCGACCTCTTATAACTGCTGTCAAGGCACTTATAAACGACGCTAGAGTTAAACATCGTATTGAAGCGAATAAACAAGAGTATATAGGCGATTAATATGACGAACAGGAATAGCGGGTATAATGCGGTGTATATCTTGCCGAATAATGCCGTGAATTCGGCGGATGTTTTCAATTTCATTAGAATAAAGCCGCAACATAAGGCGAGTATATAGATGAAGACGATGAATATCACGACAGCCATCAAAATCTTGAATAGGTTAGGGCGATAGCCCCCAAACAAGTAGGTGGATACGAAGTAATCGCAGTTATATAAGAAGTCGCCGCCGCTATTCAAATCCCAGTATTTCTCATAAAACAGGTTAGCGTTGCCGTAGGATATGTCGGCAGTATATACATAGTCCGTGTTATTCTCGTTATTATTGGTGCTATGTTCGTCTGCGTTGTAGTGATGAGGTATCTTCACAAACTTGTCATACATCAGGGCTAAATCAGACACCGACGGTGGCTCGGCGGCTTCGGCTGCCTTCGTCTCTGTAATTTTTGCGATACGGTCATTAATGATTTTCTTCAAATCTAGTATATATTTTAAATTTATGCTATTCGCACTATCAACAGCCCCGTAGTTTCCTAGAATAATTTTGGATAATTCTTCAAATGCTAGTAAGACATCTATGATAGCCGATATAGTAGTCGTATCAACGACCTCCTTAGTATCTAAAATTCGCCGAACTTCCTTCATCTTCTTATATTCGTCAGGGACAGCCGCATTTAAAACACCTATCTGGGTTAGCGTGAATTTATCTAACATACCCGCAAAGGAGTTCTTGAGAGACCAGATTAAGTTCTTTGTCTTCAATATAGGTGTCGTGTTATTACGAAAAGACATAACGATATTCATTAGATTAAATAATAAAACAATTCCAAACATAAAGCACAGGTATTTAACGAATACTATTAATAGACCGTCGCTCTCGTCCGTTCCCGCCGCTACGGCTTGCTTGCGTTTTATTAAGAATATGGTGCGTGTAATCACAATTAGCAGAACCAATATATACAGTTTAAAGGTGCTAGAAAAACTGTAAGGGTCATTAATTTTTCCAAAATAATTCAGGTATCCTGCTTCATCATTAGGAACATACCTGTATATTATTATTCCTAGCAAAAGCGCCAGCATCAAAAGATTAAGGACATAGTAATTAGCGTCGCTCTCGCTGCTCTCGCTGCTAGAATTAAAGAGGCTAAAGTAGAAATACAGGTAAATCAATATGGCGACTATAAAGGTGAATATTATATATGTCTTGGAATTGAAGATGTCGTTCGGCAATAGCAGATTATAACTGTTCTTCGCCATCTGGTATCGGTCAGTTTCGGCTTCGCAATATACGCTATTACACTTTTCGGTCATTATAATCCTAGACAAATCCTTTATATAGTGGAAGTTATAGACGAATGCGCTGATGTTTCTCATCTCGTTTAAATAGATTATAATCATCATTATAAAAATTGTAAGATTTATAGTGGAAGTAAGCATATTTTATATTTTTAACTTTAACTTCAACTTTAAACCTTAGGAAGAAAAAAAGATATTAGAAGATATTGTGTGTGTGTGTCTAGTTTTGTAATGTGTTATAGATGTTATATGCTGAGACGCTGAATATTATTATTGCGATTATAGTGAATAGCAGATACATATAGTTCCCTTGTAGCGATATTGACAGCATATATATAGGGACTATCAAGAATATGATATACACATAAATAAACTGGAATATCTCGCTAATCTTGTTCTTCACCTTGTCCTTCGCCTCCTTACCGTTGTAATACTCCAATTTCTCTATGTTCTTTAATGTTATCTTGTAGTTCTCGTTATTCTCGTATTTAACCAACGCCGCCGCTTCCTTATCCTTATATGTTTTTGTGGCGAGTTCGCTAATAATCGCCTTGTTATTAAGAGCGATATAGGCGATGTCGTTAATCTTATTCTTAGAATACTTCTTTAATATCTTTATGATACCGGCGTTCGCTGGTTTATTCTCCTTAAGTAGTATGTCTAACTCCTTCATTAACATAATGTATTCGTATGTATCGGTATCGGCATATAACTCGGTAAGTTTCTTTAATATCAAAGAGAAGAATATTATAAATAATGCGACATATACAAAGAGGACATACATATAGTTTTTAAACACATTAAATATGTCAGCGGGAGCGGCGCCGGCGCCTTCACCGTCCATACATATAGCATAATCGCTACTAGCCCCAATATTTATCAGTATATTTGCCTGACTTATAAAGAAGACGATTAGGACTATAAAGAACCCTAAAGACATATATAAATAATAGTTGTATATTTTCATAACATTATCTATGTATTTGCTGCTGCCTCTGCCGCTGCTGCCTCTGCCGCTTATAGAGACCTTGGCGGCATTTCGGTTCAGTCCTATATAATCGCTGTCTCCGCCAGCACCGCTAGCGGCTCTATCATTCCTCTTGTAGAAAAAGTTAGACAGATTATTGTAATCGTATATATACGAAGAAATATTCCACATATATGTATCCTTCACATCAAGTTCGCTCAGCAACTTCACATCGTTATTCAGGCAATATTTATTGAACTTCTCTATATTCTCATAGAGGTCGCTATTATATTTCAATTCTATTAATGGTATCATAGATATCACAATAAGCAGTAATAATACCATTAGAAACATTTCTAATTCAAAATTTAGAAACATTTTTAAATCTAATTATATATGGGATATTTATTACTCAGTATTCCTTTTTATCACTATTGTAATACATATAGTTGTCAGGCGACGAGAAGTCAAATTTGCCACCTCCGCCCCCTTCTTCGTCTTCATATCCGTAGCCTTTGCCGTCGGCGAAATTACGAAGTTGCTTGAGAACATAACTGTTTCCTGTTAAGAACCCCGACGATTGATTGAAGGCGCTGTTAAACATCTTGAAGTTTAAATTACAATAAATACCGTCGCATTTCTTCACAGGGAACATCTCTCTTATTACAGCAGTTAAAACATTAAAATCATAGGTCTCTATCGGCATTATAATAATGATATTTATATAATCTATATATTATTATTTACTGCGGTTCTTAAGCAGGTTCATCTGGGTCTGCATCTCTAAATCATAGGTATCGCAAATGTCTCTTATGCTAGCCCACTTATCTCCGCCAGCAGCACTAATCTTATTTATATCTATGTCTGTAGCCGCATCCGTAGCGCTTTTTGCCTTAGGAGCATCTAAGTCCCACAAATCAATCAAGGTATTTATTACATTCTCTTCATTCTTCTTAAATATAACTTCAATCTCCTCTTTAGAAAAATAATCGGGTGCTTGCTGTATAACTTCTTCCATCCTGCTCTTCTCTTCTAAAACTACTATAACTTTATATATTTATATATTTATTCTTAGTATTATTATTCTTATTATTATAATTTTCAGCAACCTCATAGGCTATCTTTTCATAAGGGTGCTCCTCTGTAAAATTCTTATGCTTCACATCATTAATACTATTAGGTTTATCATTACGATACAAACAAACCATCACCTTGTCTTCGTCGTAATCTTTGGTATCGCCGCTGCCCGTCATAGAATTCCATATATCGCTAGCGGTCGTCGTATCCGTCGTATCCGTCGCTGCCGTCTTAGGATAATAATAGAGTTTATTATTCGTATCAGGGTTAGACCTGATATACTTAGCGTGCCTAAAGGACTTCTTGTCTAGTTCCTTAAGTCCCATTTCTTTTATTATTTTGTCAAAGAGTTCAGGGTTATATCGCTGATATATGTGTATCTTCTCGTGTATCAGGGTGCTCGTTAAGTCTAGTTCGTTATACTTTAAAACATTCTTAGATAATAATATGATGTTCTCTCGTGTATGCGGTAGCCCCTGCTCGTATTCTTTAAGAACATCTTTAGAATAATTAGCAAATGTATTCGCAAATATCCATTTAATACCAGCAATTTCCTTGCCGTCCAGATGCTTACCGTATTTTATCTCGGCGAACTTCTCAGCCCTCAAATACTTGTCGGCGTTATTCGCACATTTAACTAGCAACTTCTTTTCGTCTTCGGTAAAAGATATAGTGGTATCATCTATGTTATTAAGGTAATCTATATGCGTCTTGACATTTCTGGCGAGCAAATCTAACTCCGTTAAATTCCGCACATACCCGTCATTATCCTTGGCTAAAAAGTTAGCAGTATCCTTATAGGTCATAAAGCGGATGCGTGGGTCGGTGCCGTCGGTGCCGTCGTCGCCGTCGCTATTACTGTAATTCTCTTTTATCTCATCGCTATTTAGCCCCGACATCAACTTCTCGTTATACACGGTGAATACAAAGTATATGGCGATGACTATTGCTAGTATTGCTAGCATCCAGAATAGTATGCTGCTATAGATATCTGTATTGCTTTTTTTCATAATTATAATAAGGGTTTGTCTTTAATAATAAAGAATGTTTTATTATGTCTTGTCCTTCTTGTCCTTATTGACAATCTTCTTGGTAAAACACGCCGTTTTATTGTTTAGACTGGTTATATAACCGTGCTCCTGCTTGACAATCCTATTACATACCTCATCAGTATTCCTGTGAATATTTATGGTCGCTTCAGGTTTAGTCGCTTTAACTTCACTTATAGTTTTAGTCTCCTTATCTATCTTATAAGTTATCTCTGTTATATTGGTAGCAGCGGTATCAGCGGTATCCTCATTATCTTTTATTATCTGCTTATAACATACAGTAATGCTATTGATGGTTCCTGTAGATACCGTCGCATACCCATAAGAATTTAATGCGTATGCTTCTATTTCAAAATTATATCCAGCAAATCCTTCTTTTTCTGTAATCATCCGCTTAGTAGATGTCGTCGCATACTCGGTTGTTAATAAATCAGGGTCGGCACCACCACTCCCTGCGGTTATCTGTATCAATACCTTCGCATCACTATTATCACATTTAATTCTCATAATACTAAAGTTGTGCGTATCGGCACAAATGTATATGATGTTGTTTTCTACGAACATATCAAAGAGCCCTACAATTATTTCCCTAAACTTATGCTTTTTCTTGTCTATATCCTGTATATTTATTTTGTCTTTCTTGAAGTTGAATAAAGGTATATGTCCCATTACGAATATCTGTTCGCCGCTGCCGCCGCTACCGCCGCCGTTACTATTCCTAACATCCACCACATATTCTATAAATGTCCTAATACGCTCTAAATATACTAGACCTTCGTCGTAATCGTCAAACTTATTGGTATTTATTATGATTACTATGTTGCCCTTGTTATATCGCACGCCTATATCTTCAACATATATATACACGCCATTTTTACACAAATAACTATCAGTAAGTTTCCCTTCTTTCGCTTCAATTTCTAAACTCTCTAAGGTAGGCTCTATTATTGTATCCGTCGTCCGTCCCGCACGCTCTGTCTTCAAATCCTTAATTTTCCTTAAGTAGTATTTCTGGGTATTTATATTACAATCCTTCTCTAATTTAGAGTTTGTAATTTCAGCGTTCTTGTCTTCGTCGTGGTTCCCGACAGCAATATATATCTCTTTTTTCATAGAATATAACTTGTCATATCCTCGTCTTAAAATATCTGTTAGATAAACCTTGTAATTCTTACCATTTATCTCCTTTATATTTGCGTACCAGTTATCCCCTGCTATGTATAGTTGCATAACGGCTTTCTCATTATCTTGTATATAATCTAGGACGATATCACGATATACATACTCCTTCTTACAATTCACATTATTCCAGCAGCCAAAAAATATAAAACTGCTATATTTCCTTATTGCCTTAATATCATTATTACATTTGCTTCCTGTATCTATCCCTTCGCTTCGTGCTGTCTGTGGTCTCATCGGGCTTAACATATTTATAGGGCTTTGGATACTAACACCTTTCGCACTTATTGCTCTAACTAGAGAGGGCGCCTTGGTTGCCCTAGCAGTCTTCGTAGGACTAGCAGCAGCCTTCGCACTCATAATTATACTAGCAATTCCTATAAATATATTATATTTTTATAATAATTTTGCTAACAATATAAAAATAAAGTCCTCGCAATATCACGCATTATAAATATAGCGAATGTAAGACATCCTTTCGCATACTGTTATTACTAATCCCGCAGTATTTATCGTAAAACTTGATATCAACGACATAAGGCAGGTTTATCATAACATTATCTATAGATACATATCGCATCATATTAATCCAAGAAATCAAATTGTTAATTGCCCGCTTCAAATTGCGGACGCCCTCTTCCCTCTCAACATTATCTATAATATGTGCTAACACCTCTTCGCCGAATATTATATCGCCTTTCTTGAGATTGTATTGAGCCAGTATCTCGGGTATTAGGTAATCCTTTGCTAGCACCACCTTTTCCTCCTTATTGTAGCCTTTCACATTTATCACAATCATCCTATCTTTTAAAATAGGGTTGATGAGCGTCTCGTCGTTAAATGTGAATACTATCATAGAGCGTGATATATCCAAATCAATCTCCTCAAAGTATCTGTCCGTAAATTTGTCATTCTGGACGGGGTCTGTTATATGTATTAAGGTGTTTATGATTTCCTGCCCTTTATAGGTGTCGGATACCTTGTCTAATTCGTCAAATAACAAAAGCGGGTTCATAATACCCGTCTTAATAAGCGATTCGCATATCTTCCCGTAAGTGGCTCCCTCGTAAGTGTAAGAGTGTCCTCTTAAAAACGAGGCATCATCTGCTCCGCTCAACGATATAAACGCATTCGGGTAATTTAGGGCATTACAGATGCCCTCCTTAATCAACTTCGTCTTACCGATACCGGCGGCACCTTGTATCCCTATAATATACCCATTTGCTTTAGGGAATGATATCAATTGGGCTAATACTCGTATAATCTGCTCCTTCGCCTCCTTGTGTCCGTATATACGGTCATTCATACGCCCTCTAATACCACTAAGAAACTCGCATATCTTGTCATTTCCGTCAGTATTCTTTATAGGTATTTTAAAGTATTTATTAAAAGGCATATCATTCAATATACCGAGCCAGTTGGATATTTTGTGGAATTCGCCAGATGTTGATGACATACGGCTTAAACACTCTAGTTTAAATACGATGCTACGCTTAGTTCGCTCATTAATATCTAAACCTAATATCTTAAAACGCATAGGGACACAGAGCGTCTTCTTACTGGACGCTACCAACTTGTCCTCTAGAATACTAACTTTCTCTTGCTCCTTCGCTGACAACAAATCAAAATACTTCTTCTCGTCATTATTGTATTTCTTGTAAAAGTCGTATTTAACCTTTTTAATCGTTTTCTTTATATGCTTTTTAGGAGCCGCTGGCGGTTTCTTCAATACCACAAAACTCTTATTCCCTCCACTTCCAGTTCCAGTTCCACTATTTATCTCGTCATATTTATTGAAGAACCCGCCTGTGGCTTCGCAGGCGTCATAGCCATAGTATCTCTCGCAGCATTCCTCACAATCCTCGCATTCGCAGTCGCATTCGTCCGCTTCCGCTTCGTCTGCTTCGTCCGCTTCGTCCGCTTCGTCCGCTTCGCAATTATAGATATCGCCGCTGCTATTATCGCTGCCGCTACTGCTACCGCTGCTACCGCTTTCGCTATCCGCTTCCGCTTCGCTTTCGCTTTCAGGCTTTTTGTTTTCTTTAATGATAGTCATTTAAGATATATAGATTAGAACTTTTTATATAATTTATTAGAAAAATAAAAGGATAGCATTTAGAAACGCTTGGAGAACTCGGGACCCCAATAGACATTCTTAAAGACCGTTTTAACCCGTCTATTGGATGTTATTAGGTAATACGCTACTATTATAATGAATATGATGGCGCTTACGAATAGCAGTAATGACAGGTATTTGTCGCTCGTCGCATAGTTGATATACAGGTTATAGAGCCCTACGAATATGATAGCCGATATTAATAGCGTGTTGATATACAACTTGTTGTTCTCTAACTCGTATTTAAGCGAGTTGATGTCATTACTGTTCTGCGACTTATTGTATTCTAGGCGTTTGTTGATGAACTGCTTGTTATCCCTGTCATTCGTGATGACATCTTTAATCTCTCTGTAAAAATCTAGGTTATCTGTGGAAGGGAGCGTAATGATTATCTTCTCAAAATAACTGATAAACTTAGCATTTAACTTATCCACCTCATTCTTTAGAGTATTCAGTTTCTGGTTATTATAACTGGTAGGGTTTAACTTGTTTCTCTTGTCTCCATAGTGTGCCGCTGTTATAACTATTAAAGCATCTGTGGAAGCCACAAAGGTCTCTATGTATGTTATATTGGATATAAAGTAAATTATAAATAACAGCACGATGGTTCCTAGGCAAGATAGCGATATCGTCTTTACCAGTTGCCTATCTATATTCGCCACATTTATACCCAGCAATACCAGTATTATAATAGCCAGTATTATATTGTATGTTAGGATTTGCCTCTCTAAAAACAGGTTCTTATTGAACTGGGCTTGGTATTGGTTGGTCTGGTGCGTAACCTTGCTACTGTTATACCCGATATTCTCATTCAACTTCTCAAGGTCATTCCTGTTATATATATACTCTGTCTTGTAGGCGTTAATATCTTTGCGGCTAATTTTAAGAAACTCGTCAGTCCCTGTTGTGATACTTGCTTTCGCATCAGCCGTAGCAGGCTTAGTAATAATGCTCCCATCACTTTTCTTAAATACCTTGGTATCTATGTCTTTTTCTAAAATATCGTCAGCGGTAAAAACCGCATTAATCTCTATTTTAAAGTTTGCGGTATCTTCGTTGTTAATCCTTATAATACTATAATAAATCTTGTTCTTCTCGTCATAAACTGTAAAGTCATTCACAAAATCATCTTTTTCACTACGCTTATTCAGCGCCGATATCAAACAGGGCTTCGTGATATTAAGAATAACCTTGTTATCCGTTGAGAATGATGCGGTCGTCGGGTTAGCGTCCGGATATGCGGTGCAAATTACTTGAGATGTATCGCTATTTGCCGTATATTTAGAGATATCTGTAATGAGTTCAGACAGCGCATCGCTAATCTCTGTCATAACATCCCTCAACTTGTCTATATTTTCCTCGTTTGTTCGTGATGTATATTCTATAGCGATAGGGACTATTGTTGCTTTTGCCGTTGCTACCGAGCCGCTAGCAAGTGTCCCGCCAGACACATCTATAGTAGGTGCTCCAGTAAATCCGGTGCCTCCTTTCGCAATATTAACTACGCTACTACCGCCAGCGGCTGTGCTAGCACTCGCTACTGTAATATCAGCAGCAGTTATAGTCCCGCCACCTGTTGAGCCTGATTGCGCTAGCGTTGGAACAGCACTATAAACATAATTGGTTCCCACCAACTCAATCCCTGATACTCCAAGTTTTGCTTTGCTAGTCGTCATATTCCGTGTATCAATCCTTAGCGGGCTCGTAATAGTTAAATCGGCATACATAACATTAGAAACATTTATGACAAGTCCTGAATATAATTGGACGAACTTGTAATAATAGTATAAGGCATAGACGCTTTGGGTGCGAAAGTTCATATCAAGGTTATACAGCGTCTTCAATAATATGAGGATGAGCGCCTTATTGCGGTTCTCTAAAGTTAAGTTAGAGACTGCTTTAGGGTCGCTAGCGAGCCCACTATATGTTTGTCGAGGATAGTCTGTTCTTGCTAACGCATATGATGTTGTTAGTCCGGTTAAAGCCGCGCTATTTAATATATTTTCCGGCGTATTATTAAATGTAGCGTTATCGTTGGTTTTGGTAAAAAGATTATTGTAATTATATTTCGCATCAACCATACCTGTATTAAAACTTTGGATTGATAGGTATAACACCGTTATATTTTTATCAGCACCTTCATATTCTTTAATACTCCTTATATACCCTGCGTTTAATACTGTGCTTGCAGGTGTCATCGTTGTTTTAGCATCATTATAAAACCTCGTCTTTCCCGATACTATTTCAATACGGTGTATTGGCATATCTACTGTGAAGCCTGTGTCAAAGGCACCTGATACCGCCTCTTTATCCTTGTTATCTATACAATATTTGTAGGCTTCTAGTATATCCACAAACACATTAACAACCTTCAGGGTCTCTATAATATTGGTTTTAACATTCTCGTTAAAAATGTAAGCAGGCGTTCCATTACGCCCTATAGTTCTGCTTACAAACCCCATATTATTGTCCCTATCGTCTAGCATATTAAAGTTCTTAATGTTAAAATTAACGATATTTCGTATAAAGTTGCTAAATTGCGCCGTGTTATATGTGGTAGCGTTCTTATTCGTGGGAATTCTCAAACCATTCGGCTCAGTTATCTTGCTAGCCTCCGCAAGTAATCCTCCGCTACCGTCTATGGACTTAAAAAAAATACTATCATATATCTTCAGTTTTTCGTCAAACTTGCCTATATAGTTGTTTTTTAATGGCGTTGTCATTTAATATGTCCTCTATTACTATATATATTTTATTTTAGTTAGAAGCAAGACCTGTAATAAAACGATTGCCCGCTATTCTCGTTATAGCGAGTGATTTTCACGATGTCTCCGTATTTAAGCCCGAGCCATTTAGCGATAGGGTCTGTTGGATATATGCGGGACATATCCAGTTTGCTCCGTATCATATACTTTTTCATAAAGTCGGCGACTTCGCTTTCCACCAGTCTAATATGCTCTGGGACATACTCGTGCTTCGTGGGATTAAACATAAGTTGTTTCACTTGGAAATATTGGAGCATTCCGCCGTTTTTCTGGAATATCTTGTCATACTTGTTTAACTGGGATATTAGAGGCAGCGATACAGTATCATTATTGAATATGAGAATGATGTTATTCTTTCCCCGATGTTTCTTGATGAAGCCTTGTGTCCCGTGCGTCCCGTGCGTCCCGCCGCTACCGCTGCCGTCATCCTCCTTCAAATCCTCTTTTAATTCCATAATGATGTTTTTTCGGGTCTGCTTTGTTAAAGCAAATATCAGCGTGGTATTAGAGGTTTCATACTCTATACAACTGGCGTCCCTTTCATACTTGTCCTTATCTATGGATGCCTCGTGCTCCTCAAATAAAGTTATGTCGTCTCCACGGCTTTTCAGCATATCCTTTAGATTTGCGATAACGATGTTGATATCCATTCTATATTTATTCTATATTATATAATTCTTATATTAAGATATAAAAAGAATTAAAATCAATTTTTGTTTTTATGATTGCTGCCTACTCAGCAAATCCTCTATTATCTTAGGGTCTATATAACTCTTTCTACAGATGCTATAACTGTTATGTAATTTCTGTGCGACCATCTCTATAGCGGTTTTAATGTCTTTGTTGATGGTCTTTTCGTCCTTAGCGTCCTTTCCACTACCTCTGTCTCTAGACTTCCTCAACTTCTTATAATAGGTTAAAAAAAGCATATTAGCATTCCAAGTTCGCAAATCCTTTGTGGTTATTATTATAGGCTCCGCCCCTTTCTTAGAATACTTATTGCTAATTACTTTCAAATACTCATTAACATCAGCAGATGTTATAACCTTGCCTCCGTCAAATGTGAATACATAGTCTTCTTTGCTAGCGGATTTTGTGTATTTATTATACAGATACTCATATATTATCTTGTTATCACACTCGGCAACATTACGAACTCCTTTCTTACCTATAAAGTCTATTGACAGGATGTTCGCTGCTCCCAAAGTGTTCGCCGCTCCTAGCCGTCCTTCATTATCAAACTTCAAATGCTTGTATTTTAGCGTGGTTAGCCCTACAGAATTATTGTCCTTCTCGTATTTCTTATTGCCTATCCTAAAACCGCAAGTTAATATAAGGGTAATTATAACGGCGATTGCTAGCGTCTTCTCGTCGCCGCCGCTGCTACCGCTGCCTAAATCAGCCGCTATCTTCTTCTTTAATTTGGAAAAAAATTTAATAGATGTGGATATCTTGTCGTATTTCTTAGCATTCTGCTTAGCGATAAAAGCAGGCTGATATAATACCTGCTTTCTATTCTTGCTATCATACCCGTATGCTATAATTTTCTTGTCATTTAATATAGATACATTTTCATACGCTGGCGGTATCTTCAGCAACTTTATCTTTTCTATATCGTCGGCATTCGTTATCTCCACCTTGTTCTTGTAATATTTAAAGCCTGTTTTATAGGTGCCTATCCTAGTTATCTTTGTTATTTTCATAAATATATCTTATCTTATAACTTTATAATATTATTGTAGAACGCTTTCACAAAGGGATTTATTTTAAAGGATTGATTGGATACATCTATAACCCTAATGCTCCTTAGGCTTTTTGCTCGTGATAGTGCGGTATATCCTTGACCGCAAGTGAATATATTGTCGCCTAAATCAATCTCCATAGCATCTATCGTCATACCCTGCGATTTGTGAATAGACAACGCATAGGATACCTTTAAAGGCATATGTAGAATATGCGATTTGTCGGCAGCCTTAGCGGACTTCTTCGCTCCGCTACCGCCGCCGCTACCGCTGCCTAAAATATCCTTGTAATACACTATGCTATGGTTATTACCTTGCGTATCCTTGATTATTACAAAGTCTTTATGTAGATGCTTAACGATACCTCGTGTTCCATTAACGAGCCCGCCTGTAATATCAATATTTCTAGTGATGATTACTTGCGAATTCTCCACCAACTCTACATCGTATTTGTTAATGGTTCCTGTGAAGGCGCTGCTACCGCTGCTACCGCCGCCGCCTGCTATCGCCTTGTAAATAATGGTTTTATTACCAGCCTTCTTCAGTTTCTCTATCTCCATTTCATTTATTTTATCAACATTCACATTTTTAGGGTATAGTTTGGTGGGTATTATTTCGTCTTCAAATTGCGTATTCTTCAGGGCATTCAGCACCTTCAAGATATTGTCGGTGCATTTGCCTTTCCGGATTATTTGTAGTATTTGCTGGAATAGCAAGTCGTCATTCTGTCTTACCAGTTCGTCTAGCATAATAACCTTTATGTCCGCTTCAATCCACAGTTTAGATAGGAAACAGTAAAATCCCTTCACAGGCGCCAACTGACAGAAGTCCCCGATAAAAATAACTTGTATCCCGCCAAAAGGTTTATTAAGCAACTCTGTATCTTTCAAACTGTGCGATTTAACATAGCAAAGGATGCTAGATATCTTCTCTAATAGCGCAGCGTCCAGCATAGATACCTCGTCAATTATAAGCACATCTAGTTCTACTAGCGTTCTGTATATACCAGCCTTCTTCTTAATCTTTATAAAGATATCAGCGGTGCTCTCTTCGCCTATCCCCATACCCATATAAGAATGGATTGTCTGTCCGCCGATAATAAAAGCAGCCGTTCCTGTTGTCGCTGTGAGACCCACATTCTTATTATTGGCTTTTAGCAACTCTATAATATATTTAATAGTGAAAGATTTGCCGGTTCCTGCGGGACCTGTTAGTAATATATTGCCCCCGCTCATCGTCTGGGAGACTGCTAATTGTTGCTTTGCGTTAAGCGTAAGCGGCGGCTGCGTAAGCGGAGCGACCGGAGAGATAGCGACGGCTTCTTCAGTAGGCTCTCTAGCCTCACTAGCATCACTCATTATATTATGCTATAACTTAGTAATATATAGAATGTATCAATTTTTATATAAGAAAAAATAAATTGAGGTTTATAAACTTCTTATTCTTCTCGTAGTTTTTGTTTTATCTAGGATATCGCATATACATACGCATACGCATATACATATACATATATCTTACAACTTATTTATGAACTTAATGATAACATTATTCTTCTTAAAGTAGTTCGTAATAAATATATTGTGCTTCCGCTGTATCCTGTGTATAATCTCGTTATGGTATCGCTCCTCTTTTAAGGGCGGATGCTGGAAATACCATTTAATCAGCAAGTCCGTATCTATAACCTTCTTATGGCTGTAGTCATACTCCCAGCACATATACAGGATAGCACGGGATATAAAACCACGAGAATAGTCGTTAGGAACAAACACCTTGTTCTTGTGATTAACATAGTTGCCGAAATCTAACTCAACCCAATTCTTATCTTTCATATTAACTTTGGTATTTTCAACGAACATATAGTTAGACCGATTAACATTTAGCGTATTCAAGGTCTTTATTATATTGTGCATGTCGTTTGTGTGTTTATTATTTAGTAGGGATTGTGGGAATATGTGCTCCGCAGAAAAAAACTTATTCTTAAACTTTGGGTCGGTATCGCCAAAGAAACTATTCTCCAAGTATATAGAAGGCATCTTGGTATCTTGAAGTATCGTTTTTTTAATTATGTTGGTATAAGCAAATCCTCTTACAAATCGCATATTACTGGTAATCGTAATAAGTATCAGTAATAAATGTCTGCTTTTATACTTATACATTTAACTTAGTTATATAGTTATATTCTTAACCTATAATATACTATCAATTTTTTTTGCTATATGCGGATACAGTCTAGAGAAAAAGCCATACATATTCTCGTGTATTGTCTTATTCATCTCGGGGACAAATGATGTTAGAAGAGCCCGTGACTCGAAGTCTCCGTGTATCCAATAATGAACCATAATAGTATCCGCTCCATAATCACCCCTCTTCAACTTCTTCCAGTCGCCTACGGTGAAAGGCATATCGTCCAACTTCGGGTCATTAATAGGATAAAAGAGTTCCCTGTCATTAATGATACACACATCGTCTATAAACATCGCATTAATAGGGGCTGTGATAACCTCCTTAAAATAGGCTCCGCCGAATACATCAAACCTAGCAAAGATATTCTCAGTATAATTCTTCACATATTCTGGTATATTATTTAATATCACTTTAAGCATCTGGTTATTCTTATTTGCCGCAAAGAACGCATTACAAAGGTATTTGTCGCTATTATATAAGGCGTTTGTCTGTCCGGACGGTTCGTAGGTAATATAGAGTTTGTCGGCGTCCATATCTAGTATCTCGGCGAAGTCCCTCAATACGAGGACATCTAGGTCAATATAGATGCCGCCGTAATGATATACTAGGAGGATGCGGGCGATGTCGCCTTTTTGCACCCCTGTGCGGGCTAATTTATAGATATTATAGAAATTCGGGTATTCGTCGGCTATCAGTTTTAATATCATCTCGTCCGTCCAAAACATCAATTCATACCCATTCGCTTTAAAGAAAGCGATATTCTCGCTCACTAACTTATAAATGATTGGCGGTAGGTTCTTGTCCCTCCAAGTCTGGTGAATAATTCTAGGTATCATTAGTGTATTTAATACAATTTATATTTATATATAAATGAGTACGAGTTTATAAACGAGTTGAGAACCTTGTATGTGATAAAATCCACGATAACCACAATATTCACCAGTCTAACATTACACCCGTCAAAAGACGGCACATAGATTGAGGTTATATTGAAGTCGCCGAATATATTTAGAACCCACATAAATTTAAACATTATTATATAAGGAAGCATATCCAATTCGGCGGCGCCGCTGCCGCTTAGAAACAGATATTTCCTGTAGAAATATACAGGCAATATATGGACTACTATATTACCGATGAGGTATTCCAGACGCACCAAGTTGCTAGTAGAAATTCGGCGGCATATAAAGTGCTTTAGCAATACAGGCTCATCGTTCATCACGCAAAACAACACATTACTATCATACATAATAAACAAATGAAATAATGTCATAATCTGCATAGAGTTGATTGCGATAAACCGTGAGATTATGTAGTTATCTATGCCCCATCCATTATATAAGGCGTAATTCGCCAATATCATCAATAAATTCCAATTCGTATATTGATTGATTTTCCGGCGAACCACATCACTCTTAATGAGAGGCGCATATTTCTTACTAAAAGGCATTAACATTATAAAGAATATATAGAACATCTCAAATTGGCTATAATGGTTATTATCACGATTATGCAAAGCCTCTAGTGTAGCAGGTGAGGACTGTTTAGCATAAGTTCCGCCAAAGCCGCTAAAGCCGCCAAAGACCGACATATTGACACAAGTATTATTCATCGTGTTTGTCGTATTCGTCATATTATTTTAATAATTGTCAATATCTTATATATATTTACAAAGGCGACGAGGTTATCTTAATACCGCAATAATCCACATTCTTATTTTTAAAGTCCTGTCTCGTATATATGCCGACATTAACGGCTTCTTCTAGTATCCACTTGAAGTTCGTCCAAAACTCCTCAGTATGCCCGATGCTCTCCGTCGCCAAATGTGCGAACTCGTGTAATACCACAAAGGTCATCGTGTTAATATCCATCAGTTTGTCCCTGTTCCTAAGGCACAGCACAATCTGTTCGCCTTTATTCACAGAATAACTGGTATAGCCCGGAGTATCAACGCCCTCGCTCAACCTGTCGGGCTTATAGTTGCTCTTTAGCATCTCCACACGATTATCGCTAGCCCCATAAGTTTTCTCCAAATGCTCTAATAGCGTCTTTAATTTGTTCTTGATGGTAGCGATTAAATCGGCAGCCTCCTTAGCGTCATCTTTAAGTTGCACCGTATATTCTGTGTTATCCACGCTGCTCTTAACTTTTATTAGCCCTTCATTTAAGTAATAGTTATATATATAATAGGCGCCTGCGATTGTTATTATTAAAATAATGAGACCTTCCAAACTTATATCCATATTTTATTCTATTAGAATAAATTAAAAAATGATTTGTATTTAAATAATTAAATCATATAGACATTTATAGGTTCGCTAAAATGGATAAAGATAAAATGGAATTTCCTAGAAAAGAACACGAGCCGATAAATAACCACGAGGACGCCATAGAGTTCCAGATTACCGATATATATGACCCTGAATCGGATAAAGCGAATATCCAGAAGGACGCTACCGACTTCTATTCTCTACTCATTTACGGCACCTCTGCTGTCGGCGCTACATATTGCGTGAAGGTTAATAACTTCGTCCCTTATTTCTACATTAAGCCGCCTGAGAAATGGGAGAGCCTCGGGAAGAACGCCTTCAAGGCTAAGGTGGATGAGTTAAATGATGTTATAATGAACGATAGTTATGTGTGCGTCTTTAACAGCAACGGCAAGAAGACCGAGTATAACAAGAAGATTATTCCACGGGCTCTGGATACGCACTTTGTTAGTATGAAAGTGGTGCGAAAGAAGGACTTCTGGGGTTTTACAAACGACAAGATATTCCGTTTCTTGAAGGTATCCGTGAAGTCGCTGAAGTTATATAACAGCCTCAAGTATTACTTTAAAAGCCTTGAGAAGAGTGATTTTAAAATGTATGAGACCAATATTGACCCTTTCTTGAAATACATCCATACGCAGAACATCCGTCCGTGCGATTGGGTAAGAATAGAGAAAGGTGCCTACGAGATGGGCGACGATATCAGCCGATGCGATTACAATATAGAGACGGAGTATAAAAACATTATGCCTATACAGGTGAATAAAATCGCACCGCTGCTTATAACATCTTTTGATATTGAGTGTTCTAGTAGCCACGGTGATTTCCCTGTGCCTAAGAAGAATTACAGCAAAGTCGCTCAAGACCTCGCTATGGTTGCTAAGCAGGGCTACAAATATACGCCTGAGAATATCGTAGAATGGCTGAGAACCATCTATTACGAAGACGCTATTATAGATGCCTCTAAGGATGTGAAGATTAACCGTGTATATGCTAAGAACCGAATAGCAGGCTCCTATATAGCATCCATACAGGGAAAGATAGAGCCGCATATACCGAAAATCTTAGAGATACTGGATATTATTGCTTCGTCTATCAAGAAGACGCCTAGTAGCGGAGCGGACGCTGGCGGCGACGGAGATGATTGTGGAGACGCTGCGGATGCTGGAGACGGCGATGATAGCGATGCTGACGCCGCTGACGCCGCTGACGCCGCTGACGCCGCCGACGATATGAAAGGAAGCCGTATGACCGTTAGGGAATTGAACGCCCACGAGTTAAAACTTACAGAGATTTTAACTAAAAATCTGGTAGCCCTTGAGGGAGACAAGATAATCCAGATAGGAACCACCGTCCATATCTACGGCTCCGACAACATCGTATATAAGAACATTATCACGCTAAACAGTTGCGATAGGATTGAGGGATGCGATGTGGAGCATTATGATAGCGAGAAGGAGGTTCTTCTTAAATGGAAGGAACTGATGAATAACCTGAACTCCGACATTATTACTGGCTATAATATATTTGGTTTTGATATGGAATATATTTGGGACAGAGCGACGGAACTGAATATTATGGAAGAGTTTTCTGTAGGCTTTGGGAGATTGATAACACGCAAAGCGTCGCTAGTAGAATTGAAGTTGTCTTCTTCGGCGCTTGGAGATAATATATTGAGATACATAGATTTTGACGGAACGGTGCTTATAGATTTGCTGAAGGTTATGCAAAGAGACCAGAAGTTAGACAGTTATAAACTGGATAATGTAGCGTCCATATTCTTAGGAGATAACAAGAATGACTTGAAGCCGCAAGAGATTTTTGACAAGTTTAAGGGTAGTAGCGAGGACAGATGCGTAATCGCCAAATACTGTATTCAGGATTGCTGTCTGGTGAATAGGCTGATACATAAACTGAAAATTCTAGAGAATAATATTGGTATGGGTAATGTATGCCTCGTGCCTCTCAATTTCCTATTTCGCAGAGGGCAAGGTATCAAGATTTTCTCTCTAATCGCCAAAGAATGTATGGAGCGTGAATACCTGATACCTACCATTAAATCCTATCGTGAGAATATGGAGGAGCAGTTGGACGATAGCGGATACGAGGGTGCCGTCGTGCTGGAACCGAAAGAAGGGATATATTTGAACGAGCCGATAGTGGTATTTGATTACGGTTCCCTTTATCCGTCCTCTATGATATCCTGTAATCTGTCGCACGATTGCTACTTGATGGACGAGAAATACCGAGTAGAAGACCCGAACATAGAGTATAAGACGATATCCTATGATTTGTATGAAGGTGCTGGAGATAAGAAGAAGAAGACTGGAGAGAAGGAATGCGTATTCGTCCAATACAAGGACGGGCGCAAAGGTATTATAGCGGATGTCTTGGATATGTTGCTAAAACAGCGGAAGAACACTAGGAAGAGGATAGAATACCAGACGATAACGACGAGCGGCACGGGCACGGGCAGCGCATCATACACAGGTATTTGCACCGACCGTGGAGACCATTACGAAGTATATAATATAGAGGCTAATAGCAAGATTACAGTATTAAAAGAGAATATAGTAGGCATCAAGGATACCTATAATGTGTTTGAGCGGGATGTTTTGGATGCTACGCAAGTCGCCTACAAGGTTACGGCGAATTCGCTATACGGGCAGATAGGCGCTAGGACATCCTCTATCTACTTAAAGGAGATTGCCGCCTGTACCACGGCGACCGGTAGAAATATGATTATGTTGGCTAAGGAGTTCGTGGAACGAGAATATAACGCTGAGGTTATTTATGGAGATACTGATTCTATATTCTGTAAATTCCCTTTAGCCGATACTGCAGGGAACGCAGTATTTGGGACAGATGCTTTACAATTTGCTATAGATATTGGTAAGGAGGTTGAGAGAAATATAAATGTCCCTGACATTATGCCTAGTCCGCAGAAACTGAACTATGAGAAATGCCTATATCCGTTTATTCTATTCAGCAAGAAGCGATATGTCGGCAACTTATACGAGACGGATACCACAAAATACAAGCAGAAGTCTATGGGTATTGTGCTGAAACGCCGTGATAACGCCCAGATAGTCAAGAAGATATATGGCGGCGTCATAAATATCATATTAGAAAAGCAGGATTTGGAAGGTTCCATAGAGTTCCTACAGGAAGAGTTGTCTAATCTGGTGGAAGGCAAGTCGTCTATGAAAGACCTAATAATCACCAAGAGTTTAAGAGGTTCGTATAAAGACCCTTCTAAAATCGCCCACAAAGTGTTGGCGGACAGAATAGGTGCTAGAGACCCCGGAAACAGACCTGTAGTAAATGAGCGTATTCCCTTTGTATATATTAAGACGGATAAATCGGCGGTATCTAAGACGGCTCCATCATTACAAGGAGACCGCATAGAACATCCAGATTATATAGAACAGAACAACTTAACACCTGATTATTTACATTATATTACCAACCAGATTATGAAGCCTGTATTACAACTCTACGCATTATGCTTGGAGAGGCTTCCAGGATATGACAAAGGAGACGAATATTGGAATAATGTAGAAAAAGGATTGTTAGATAAACCCTTGTATCAAAATGATATACGCAGGAAAAACCGGATTGACAATCTAAAACTGGCGATGGTTAAAGAGTTGTTGTTTGACAGGTTCATCAATATCCTACAAGAGCCTAAGGTGCCTAGAGCGGTTAAGGCGAAGACGGGAGCGGCGAAAGCAGCGAAAGCGGCGAAGAAGACATTAGGTGTGATAGCGGAGGGAACGGAAGTAGCGGCAGAAACTGAAGTGTCTGTAGCGCCTGTAGCAAAAACGAGAAAGCCTAAGAAGGCTACTGCTAGTGATACTGCGACGGCTGGCGATACGGCTGGCGATACGGCTGGCGCTACGACGGCTGGCGCTGCGACGAACCTAGACGCCACCATTAAAATCACCAAGAAACTCAAGACGAATACGATTGAGGTTATCGCATATATTAAGAATGACAAAAACAACAAAAAGAAGTTGTGGGAAGTGAAGACAGAGAAGACAGACAAATGTATAAACAAAGACCAAGAGACGATTGAATTGGTTAAACAGATAATCGCCTATAATAGCAATAGTATATATTATATCACCTTAAATAACAAGCCATTCGCTGATGAATATAATAAGGCACATTACACCTATAATGATGAAATAAAAAACAGTAATAATACAGGCAAAACCATAGAAGACATTATGAAAGGCATCGTTAATTCTCAGGATACAGGGAAACTCAAGGACATAAGTAATGTATATAAATACTATGACCTGATACAACTTAATAGCAGGTTTATATTTGTCTAGACGGCGTAGCGGCGTCCCTATATATAGTTGAGGATATCCTTATATCCTTATTTAGGTAAAAACTGACTATATTACCTTTGTTTTTTAATATACGCAACAGAAGCCGTATTATGTTAAGTAATACAGAATTGAAAAAGATATCACATCAATATAATCAACATAAAATACTTAATTTGATAAGTATTATACATAAAAAACGAGTATTAATCCATATTAAAAAGTTTCTTATATGGATGATATAAAACCTAAACCAAGTTGGAAGGAAACCTTTATGTCAAATATAAGAACATTAGATACTTAGAGATATAGTATATATATTTCTATAAATAATCTTTTACAAGAGAGAATACTGTATTTTTCTTTATTCTTATATATTAGAGATGACCTATTTACAGAAACAGGCTGAGAATAAATCTAAAACCTTGTCTAAACTACTAGGGGTTAATCTTGCTGAGGAATTAAACAAGGCGTCTTCTTCGCCTAATATTGAGATAATTAGAAAGATGAAGGATAGAGCACAGACAGACAACCCGATGCTTAGGCTTTCTATATCCAACTATGAGTTGATGTGTAAGGATGACGGGATGCTAGAGATAACAGCGACCCTCTTAGATGTTAATAAGGAGAAACTAAGAAAGGTCTGTAAGTATCTAGCGGTATTTAAGGAAAATATCAATTCATCGCCTGATACAATCAAGGGAAAGATGAAGGCTGTAGCGATGAAGGCGCCTATATTAAAACTGCCTTACGATATGCGTAAGAAGATTGTTGCGGTTTTTGAGGGTATGTTAGAAAAGAAGTATATATTAAGAAGAGGGATACCATTTGACAAGTTAGAGAAGGATACTTTATCTAGCAATATTAATGCGATTGATTTTTTAATAGAGATGCCTCACTTAATAAGTTGGTCTAATTTGTCGGGTAATCCTAAAGCAATCCTGTTATTAGAAGAGAAGTATAAAGAGGAGAATAAGTTATCTAAGGAAGAGTTAGCATCGGTGCCTCGTAATAAGAAGATTGATTGGCGAACATTATCTGGTAATCCTGAGGCGACTGAATTGATAAAGGCTAAATATAACAAGGAACAGTTATCGCCTGAAGAAACTGCGGAGTTGCCTTTGTTTGACCGTTTAGATTGGAGGGTATTATCTAGCAATCCTTGTGCTATGGATATATTAAAGTTGCCTGAAAATCGCTTTAAAATAGACTGGGCTCAGTTATCTAGCAATTATAACCCTGAAGCCGAAGAATTACTAAGAGCCCCTGAGAATATACAAGGAATAACTTGGAACCCTAAACCCGTATGGAATGCCGTGAAACTTAATCACTACCCTATTGATTTACAGGGTAAGACGGCGGAGCAAGATGACATAGGCTATGTTAATTCTAAAATTAGAGGATGGTCTAATTTATCTCTAGAGCCTGCTGCTATTAAATTGCTAATTAAAAGGATAGCACACGAAGAAGCATTACCTGCGGATATACTAAAAAAAATAGTGAGAATAAACAAGATAAACTGGAACTTTATAACACAGAACCCTGCGATATTCATATAAGCATTAGGGGATGCCTAGTATTGCTAAGTATTATTCTTTAAGCAAATCACGCTAAACTATGCTAGGTATCCTCCTAAAATTGCTTAAAATTACCTAGTATTGCGAAGGGATAGAACATAGAGGATACCACGAATGACAATAGAAGATTACCTAGTATTACTATTATTATCTTTTATAAACTTAGAAACTATTATTCTTTTTCTAAAAACTTTTACAACTTTATATTTTCCTAAAATTCTCTAAAAGTTTCTAAGTCTCTCTAGCATTCGCTAGCATTCGCTAGCATTCGCTAAAAATACCTAAGTAATATCCTTTTTATCTTTATGACACCAGTAATGGTAAGAGAACTATATGCTTAATTTATGCGAGGGATAGAACATAGGGGATACCACGAATGACAATAGAGGATTACTTAGTCTTACTATTATTTATTTATTATTATCTTTTATAAACTTAGAAACTTTTTACTATTTCTAAAAACTTTTACAACTTTCTATTTTCCTAAAAAACTCTAAAAGTTTCTAACTTATCTAAGTCTCTCTAGCATTCGCTAGCATTCGCTAAAAATACCTTAGTATTATTCTTTTTATCTTTATGACACCAGTAATGGTAATAGAAGTATATCTTTAATTTATACGAGGGATACAACATAAAGAAGACCACGAATGGTAATTAGAAGATTACTTAGTATTACTATTATTTATTTATTATTATCTTTTATAAACTTAGAAACTTTTTACTATTTCTAAAAACTTTTACAACTTTCTATTTTCCTAAAAAACTCTAAAAGTTTCTAACTTATCTAAGTCTCTCTAGCATTCGCTAGCATTCGCTAAAAATACCTTAGTATTATTCTTTTTATCTTTATGACACCAGTAATGGTAAGAGACAACCTCAATATTATCTTAGTGGTCGGCAGCGAAGCAGCGCGTCTAGCGCCCTAGGATTTGCGAGGGATAGAACATAGAGAACCTCACGAATGGTAATAGAAGATTACTTAGTATTATCTAGTCTTACTATTATTTATTTATTATTATCTTTTATAAACTTAGAAACTTTTTACTATTTCTAAAAACTTTTACAACTTTCTATTTTCCTAAAAAACTCTAAAAGTTTCTAACTTATCTAAGTCTCTCTAGCATTCGCTAGCATTCGCTAAAAATACCTTAGTATTATTCTTTTTATCTTTATGACACCAGTAATGGTAATAGAAGTATATCTTTAATTTATACGAGGGATACAACATAAAGAAGACCACGAATGGTAATAGAGGATTACCTAGTATTATTACTATTATTTATTTATTATTATCTTTTTATAAACTTAGAAACTTTTTACTATTTCTAAAAACTTTTACAACTTTCTATTTTCCTAAAATTCTCTAAAAGTTTCTAACTTATCTAAGTCTCTCTAGTATTATTCTTTTCTTCTTTATGACACAGGTAGTGGTAAGAGAATTATATGTCTATTCTTTGTGAAAGATAGAACATAGAGAACACCACGAATGGTAATAGAAGATTACTTAGTATTACTTAGTATTACCTAGTATTACTATTATTTATTTATTATCTTTTATAAACTTAGAAACTTTTTACTATTTCTAAAAACTTTTACAACTTTATATTTTCCTAAAAAACTCTAAAAGTTTCTAACTTATCTAAGTCTCTCCAGTATTCGCTAAAATACCTAGTATTATTCTTTTTATCTTTATGATACCAGTAATGGTAATAGAAGTATTCTTGATGTGTTATGCGGGACAGCGAAGCGCGCATCATATATTAAGAGTATTTATGCTACGCATATTTCCTTATATAGTATGCGATATCCCGCATTTTATACTAGGTAATACTAGGTTGTGTAATAGAAGATGCCTATAATGGTAATAGAAGATGCCTATAATGGTAATAGAAGATGCCTATAATGGTAATAGAATATGCCTATAATTATTACTATTATTTATTGTTATCTTTCATAAACTTAGAAACTTTCTTATATTATAATTTTTATTTAGGTATATTAGAAGATGCCTCAAACTAATAGAAAGACAGCACGAAGTAATATACTAGGAAAAATACTAGCAATTAATACGGCAGCGGCAGCGGCAGCAAATGCGTCTTCATCTCCAGACCTTGAGGTAATTAGAAAGTTAAAAGAACATTCGCAGGCTTCGCATTCGCAGGCTTCGCATTCGCAGGCTTCGCAGGCTTCGCATTCGCAGGCTTCGCAAGCCGCCCTAGCAGACAACCCTATGTTTTTGCTAACTATGGAAGAGTATCAGTATATGTGTGATAACGAGATGACCCTCTCTATTGTTGCGAAGATGCTAAAGATTGATATTAAGAAACTTAAAAAAATATGTAGGTTAATGAATATATTTATAGAGAATATCAATTCATCGCCAGAAACAATAAAAGACAAGATGAAAGCAAAGCGAGCAACTCAGGTGCCTATCTTTCTATTGCCTCCAGAATTGCGAGAAGACATTATAGCAGTTTATGAGAAGATGCTTAAATATGACTTAAGGGATTGGATACCTAAAGATAGGTTGAGATGGGATTTCTTGGTTTATAATTATAACGCCATAGATTTATTAGATGCTAATCCTGATATGATAGAATGGGAGAATTTGCCTAGCAATACTAATGAAGAAGGCGTAGCCTCTTTAATACGAAAGTATGTATTCGGCAATCCTAAATATAAGGGGTTCGCCGATGATATTGATTGGGCGCAACTTTCCAGCAATCCCTTTGCTATTGATTTGCTAGAGACTGTTATAAAGGCTAGTGGTGCCGACCCTACCAATAATAGGGTTTATTGGTATCTTTTATGTAAAAATCCAGCAGCAATCCATATATTGAGCGAACCTAAACATCTTAAACTTATAGAATGGGCGGCTCTATCAAGTAATCCTAGTGCTATTGCTTTATTAGAGGATAAATGGAAAGAAGAGAAGAGGGTTAAGGCAGCGGATGTGAAGCAATATGAGGATATGAGAAACAACGGAAATATAGTAGCATGGAACATTCTTTCAAGGAACCCTAACGCCATAGATTTATTAAGAAAAAAGATTAGGGAAGAGAGGAAGATGACGTCAGCAGATTATGATAAATTAGAAGATAATGAAAAGATAGCGTGGTCTAATTTATGTGAAAATCCCGAAGCAATTGCTTTGCTAGAGAAGAGCCCCGATAAAATTGTCTGGTTTAACTTGTCGTCTAACAAAAGCCCTAAGGCAGCCAAATTATTAAAGGAGCGTGTAGAATACGAGAGCAGTTTGTCTAAAGATACCTATAACCACTTAACAAACAAGATAAACTGGGCTTATCTATCTAATAACCAAAATGCCATAAAAATATTAGAAGCAAATCAAAGCAAAATAGTATGGGGTGCCTTGTCTAATAACCCGAAAGCCATAAAGATATTAGATAAGAACCAAGGGAAGATAGATTGGGAAGTTTTGTCAGGCAATCCAGAAGCCATTAGATTACTAAAGGATAACCCTCAAAGAATAGTCTGGGATAGATTGGCGAGGAACACAAACGCTATGAGTATATTAGAAGCGAACCAAGCCAACATAAACTGGGGTGAGTTATCTGCGAATGAAGGGATATTCATCCTACGCTAGGATATAAGGGTATCTAGCATATAGTATAGGCGAGGATATGCGACGGGATATGTATAAGATATAATACCTGATGTATAATATATGTATAAGATATGTATAATATATGATACCTGATGTATAAGATATAATATCTAACAATATCTAACAATACCTAACAATACCTAACAATACCTGATGTTATTACACCAACCGAAAAGAAAAATGAGACAAAACTATTATAAAAAATATAATAATTATGTTATTCATCTTTTCTATCGGTGTAAATGATCGCATTTAAGCGACTAACTACAATTTGACGGCACTATTGCGGTTTGTAGTTTTTGTAAATCAACTCCTCTCTTATATCTTTCTGGTCGTTCATCATATTCTATATAATAGTTAAATACTTTTTGAATATTTTTACAACCATTCTTATCACGATTGATACAACCATTCCGTTTATTTTCCATTTTATATGTTAGGATAGAATGCATCTTTCGCTCCTTATTTCTTTTATCTGGTAGATAAAGGTTTTTACTTAATTCTTCTGTCTTGTAATTTAGACAAGAAGTTCTATATTCATCTATGTTATAAACCTTAAAACGCTCTTGTAATTTTCTTTTTAATGATAGATTGGGTGTAGAAATAAAGTTTTTCATTTGCTTACCTATACTCCAATCACCAATTATAATAATACTATCTTTTGTATATGTCTTTTCAATCTTATTAAGCATATTATCTTCTGTTCTTTTTTTATTTATAAAAGCATACCATTTATATTGTCTAAACTTATTATTTTGATATAACTTATATAATACTTCATTAGTGTTTATCTTTTTAGTTATAAATTCTCTATATTTATTTATATTACAACTTTTAGAATTATATAATGATAATTCATTCTCTTTTGATGTAATTTCTAATTCATCTCTATATTTTTTAAGAATGTTTTGATATTTTAGTCTTTTGGTTTCATTTACTCTTTGTTTATTAGTATAAGAATAAAACCTACCATCATCATTCATCATAGTAAATAAACTTCTTTTACCAGGATCAATAAAAATATGTTTTCCTTCTAAATCTTCTTTTTCAACATCATCAATATAGGGAAACTCTTGTATTTTTTCAATCTTTTTAGGTTTATCCTTTTGTTTTAATTTATTTAACTCTTTCTTTTCATCTTGTAATATTTTTTTATCCAATTTCTTTTTTTCCTTATCTTCTTCAGTCATTTCTTTAGCATCTTTTCGTCCTTTCTTCATCTTTTCCTTTTTAATCTTTTCACCTTCAATATAATCATTATGAATAAATCTTAAAGAAGTTGCATAACCATCAGTAATAATAGTATTGTCAAACTTATAATCTTTTATTTTTTGAGTTATATTAAAATATTTGTCCCATAAGAACTCTTTATTAAGTTCTATATTGTCTAAATACTCTTTTTTCCCTTTATCTACTAAAAGTTCTATTATTGCTTTAGTATCAATTTGAATATGTCTTGGAATTATAGATGATTGTAAGGGAAAGAATTGATACATTTTACCCTCTATTTTTTCTAATTCAATATTCATAAAAATCATGTATTTAAGATACTTTTGAGGTGTCGCTTTAACATCATAATAATAATTGATTTCAAATTCTTCTGGAACTATCTTGAAACGATATTCATTTATCCAGTTATGGAACTTAATGTTAGATTTTAAAGAGCCATTTAATATATCATTTTTAACAACATATAAATCTTTAAATAACTGCTTTTTAAAGTCTTTATTAGTAATTTCATTTTTGTATAAGACCTTGAAGTAAGAATTTATAAAACGATTTACATAGTTAAAAAAATTCATTTTAATATTAGTTTCTATAGAAGTAAGAATAGTAATAGCATAATAATTTAAGATAGTTGATAAATTCTTACCATTTTCTAATTTAAAATTATGCAAGTTTTTAAACTCATTAAGTAATAAGGCATTATCTTCATTAGGTTTTCTTCCACTAGCACAAGGTATAACAATAGATTTCATAGCCATTCTAATAGTTGCTTCAGTAATTAAAGGTATATCAATACCATTATGATATTTATCTAAACACCATAATCTTAATAATAAATGTGTTTTTGTTGTAATATAGGTTGTTCTATAAACAGCGTCCTGAATGGTATTAAAGATATTTTGGCTTTCCTCATTATTATTAAGAATAGAAGTAATAGGTAATTTAATACACTTATACTTGTCAGGTGGTTTCTTCATTATGTATATTTCTATATAGTATATATGTAAATATCCTTATATGGTTATAAAAACAACTTTAAATAATCCTTATAAAATGTCATCATTCAACATATTCTTCTTCTTTAGATAAGCATTTCTTCTATATTCTTTTAATTTATCAGGGTTCTCTTCTTTTAATTTTTTAAGATAGTTAGCACCACCTTCCTTTACTCTTTCTTTATTCTTTTCATAATATCGTTTATGTGAATTACCATAGGTATATTTCTTTAATTGCTCTTTTAACTCAATAATTTCAGTTTTAAGATTTTCATTTTCTTCTATCAGTCTAGTAATATCCATAATATATATAACATAATGTTATATATATTTAAATACATTTAATAAGTGCTAATAAAATAGTTGATTATGTATTATACAAAGACATAAAAGGTGGGTTAAAAACAACTAATATAATAGATTTTTATAACAATAGTATTAAAGATAAATATAAAAACTATTTAATTATAATGGATAATGCAGTTATACATAGGTCAAAAATAATAAGACAAATAATAGAAGAAGGTAATAATAATTTATTATATAGTGTCCCATATCATCCAGAAACAAATGCAATAGAAGAATTTTTCAGTCAATTAAAACATTATATAAAAAAGGAAAGTCCTAATACATACGAAGATATAGAAAGAGTAATAAAAGATATAATAACTACCAAAATAAAGAGAGAACATTTAACAAATTATCTAAAACATAGTTTTAAGATATATAAAAATAAATAATCTTGTCTCATTTTTCTTTTCGGTTGGTGTAATATGCTCTATTTTTTTTTATATATGTTAAAAATTGACTATATGTAATGCTTTTTTATATATAAGGTTCTCAGCGACATCTCAAAAGACAACTAGCAAACAAGTCAAACAAGCAAGTCAAACAAGCAAGTCAAACAAGCAAGTCAAACAAGCAAGTCAAACAAGCAACTTCGCCAAGTTTAACAACTTTACTTTCAAATATGTCAGGTTATCAGGATAATATCGCAGAACTTGCTGAGAAAGGTTATTGTGTTATTGAGGGTATTCTGGAGACTGAAGAGGTAGAAACAGCATTAAAACATTTTCGGGAATGGTTTTCGTCTCATCCGCAAATAGAGGCGACGCATAATAAAATCAGTCCGCACGGGATTATTAAATATCACGAAGTAGGACATCAAAGGCATTCGTGGTTTATTAGGACACGACCTAGCGTTCAAAATGTGTTTAAAGAGATTTGGAAGACAGATGATGTTGTGGTTAGTTATGATAGCACCTGTTATATACCGGCGGATTGTAAAAAGAAAGATGGTGTATGGACGCATACAGACCAAGCACCTAGTAAGAAGGGCTTAAAATGTATTCAGGGTTTCGTTGCTCTTACAGATAATATTAATAGGACGCTAGTAGTGTATGAAGGTAGCCACAAATTACACGAAGAATATGCGAAAGAATATAATTTAACATCTACTAAAGATTGGCTGCTAATAGAGCAGGAATATTTGGATAAGATTAGCGACAGCAAGCGTATTCTTGCTATTAAGGCAGGCTCTTTAGTATTATGGGATTCAAGAACATTTCATCAAAATCAATATGGAAATGGCGATAAAAATCGCTGTGTTAATAAAGAAGAACGCATAGTTCAATATGTCAGTTATTTGCCTCGCTGTAATCTAACACCTAAGATGCTAGAAAAAAGACAGAAGTATTTCACAGATAAAAGAACAACATCACACTGGGCTTATCCTGTTAAAGTTAATGGATTACAGCCGCAAAATTATGGCGATAAGACGCTTAACATAAAATACGAAGAATTAGTTCCTCCGCTGCTAGACGATTTATTAGAAGAAATTGTGAAGATTATCTAGAACCTAAAAGAGGACTTAAGGATTAGACGCAGTTAATAGAGGGAGCCGTGAGGCACGGGATAAATATGTTCTAATTTGTTCTAATATTTGTAAAAATTGATTGTATATATTTTTTATATTTACCAGAGCCCTTGCTGTATTTCCTGATATCAAATCTGGATATCCTAGCAAATACACAAAGTTCTCGCCAAAGTCCTAGCGAACCGTCCTAGCGAACCGTCCTAGCGAACCGTTCTAGCGAACACTACTACTATTTCAAGTATGTCCGCTGCTGGTGCCGCTGGTGCTGCTGGTGCCGCTGGTGCCGCTGCTGCCGCTACTCGCCAAACCGAGATTATCTCCGCAAGGCGTGAGTATGTCTTACAATCATACAGGTCAGCGGTAGCACTTAACCATAAGCAGTTCTGCGAAGGAGATGATACGGCGACAGCCGAATATATCTTCCCGAACCAGATGGTGGATGCTAACAATATTGTGAATATATTCTATAACAATAACAAGAAATGTCGTGTCGTCAGTATCCAAAAGAAAACAAAGGTTGGTGCGGATGGTCTTATGATAGAGGTTGCGAAACTTCTTACAACTCATATTGACGACGATTTCGTAGTTAATCCTAAGAATGTTAGAATTCTTACTGGTATGTCTAATGCCGGCTGGGAGAAAGATATGAAAGACAAGGCTCCTTGTTGTTTTAAGGACAAAATCTTTCATCACGGACAACTCAAAAATGCCGGTCTTCAAAATATTAGCAATAGTCTCATCATTATTGACGAGATTGACACGGGAGACGGCGAAGTAAGCGTTCTTCATACTATTCTCAAGGACGCAGGTATATTGGATGTGAAGCATATGGAGGAGAATAACAATCGCTTCGTATTCATCAGCGCCACGATGATTAAAGAACTGTATGACCTGTATCGCTGGGGCGACCTTCACGAACTCTACAAGATGACTATTCCTGCCGCTTACATCGGGCACAAGGAATTCTTGGCTATGGGTATTGTGAAGGACTACTATGACCTCAGTAAGAAGGAAAGTGCCGACAGGTGGGTTCGTGAAGATATTATAGAGAATTACGGCGAAGATTACAGAGTTCATATTGTGCGTGTGAAAGGCAATAAGGGCAAGGGTAATGCTGATATGGTTCAGGATGCTTGTATTCGCAAGGGCGTTTTATTCAGGAACCACACTTCAAAAGACCGTCTATCGCCTGAAGAAATTAGCAGTTTCTTCAAGGAACCTCTAAAGCAGCATATCGTCATCGGTATTAAGGGGCTCTTTCGCAGAGCCAACCTTCTCCCTAATCGCTGGAAACTTCGCATCGGGGCGACACACGAACTCTGGACGAAGACTGTAGATAACAGCGTCCAAATCCAAGGTTTAACAGGGCGTATGTCTGGGTATTGGCGTGATGTTATTGAAGGAGGGCACAAAACGGGTCCTCACAGGACTTCTGTAAAGGCTATAGAAGAATACGAGAAAGCCTACAACGACCCTTTCGGTGCTAATGATTACCAGACGGCTGGCTTTAATAAGAAGAAAGGACAAGTAAGAGCAAAGACTACTATGCTAACTGCTAAGAATATCGCTAATCTGGAACCTGTAGATTTGCCTGTCATAGACAATAGTATCTCAAGCGACCCTAGTGCTTCTGTCCCGATTGTGATTAACCTAACGCAAGATGTGTTTAATACCATAAAACAGAAAGGCAAGGAGTGGGATATTACCACTATCCACAATATTATTAAGAATTATTCTAAGGATGATATCGCTGACACCTATGACAAGATTAAGACGATGGAGAAGATACAGGTTTCACAGCCTGAAACTGACACATCCTATGACAAATATATTACCACCTTTATTAGAAAGGCTGATGAAAAAACCAAATATAAAATTCTACAACCTAAGCAAACTGACGGTGCCCTAAAGTATAAAGATACATACCAGATATATCTGGATAATCGTGGCTACAAGATAATTGTTAGCATCTACTACGGCAGCAGAATTCTTCGGGATTAAAGCGGAGCAGCGGAGCCTAGCCTAGCGAGTGTAATATAGTTAGTTAGATGTATATATATGTATATATGTATATATGTATATATTTTTATATTTTAGTATCCTCCCTAGGTTTAGCGTGATTTGCTGATATATTTTTTATTTGTCACAGAGAAGCCGTTAAAAGCCGAACTAGGAGATATCGTGTATGAGCCAAAGTCGCCTACATATATCCACTCGCCCACTTCAAGTTCCACGAACGGCACATCTTTATATATACAATCTAGGCTATCGCAAGTAGGACCGAAGAAGGTGCTATTATATAACAGGTCATATTCGTCTCTAGGTAATAAAGGGATTAACACGGGCTTCTGGTGGTCGTAGTTGATACAATTGAAAGACCCGTATATACCGTCGCTCAAGTAGTATTTTATTACACCTGCCTCTTTTTTCTTGGCGATAACATTAATTACTAGCGTATGCGTAGCCTCCGTGAAGTATCGTCCGGGTTCTGCGATGAACCTGATAATATTATTGCTAGTTTCATATAGGAAAAAGTCGGCAATTGCCATATTAATATTATCGCAAATGTCGGCAAACTTGATGCCTCTATCAACACCCGGAAAGCCCCCGCCAATATCTATGACACCGATGTTAAACCCATATTCTTGTGACGCCTTGTAAGTCGTCGCACAATCCTCAATAGCCTTGTAGAAACTGCGAGCATCGCTACAACCGCTACCTACATGAAAACTGAAACCCACTAAGTTCATTCGCAAACTCTTGGCTCTCTCAAATATTTTTATAATATTACTTTGCGGACACCCGAACTTAGAATTAAACTTACACAGACTATTCGTGTCATCTACGCTTATTCTAAGTAATATCTGGGCTTCAGGATATATATTATGTATTTTTTCTAACTCCTCAATACTGTCAAATGTCATCATCGCTATATCATTATCACGAGCATACATTAAGTGCGACGAAACTTTACAAGGGTTCGCAAATATTATCCTGTTAGGGTTATAGACGACGCCTAACACATTCTTCAACTCATTCTTAGAAGCACAATCAAAGCCGCACCCGAGTTTCGCCAGCAGCCTTATTATCTTGTCGTCGGGATTAGACTTAACCGCAAAATACGGCTTCACATTCGGCAAATATTCAACCCACTTATTAAACTGGTCTTCAACCTTATCTAAATTAACGATATAGAATGGTTCGTCAGGAGCGGTGGCTCCGGCTATCGCTTCGCTAGCGTATTCTTTAATATACCCTTTAATAGCGTCTCTCGCTTCGCTTGCTTCGCTAGCATAATCTTTTTTCATTTATTTTTTAATATTATTTATTTTTTAATCTTATATATAAAAAAAAGAAAATTATTCTACAGCGAAGAGGTATTTAACAATATGCGAAGCCTTCTCTTTGCCTACCCCTTCAATTTTACACAGTTCTTTAATCTTTTGCTCTGGCGTTTCAAATACATCTAGAGCCCTAATGATGACGCTCATAGACGCATATTTAGCGTGAATATGCTTCGCAATAACATTAGATATCATAGGTATCTGCGACAGTTGCATTACAAAGCACGACTTTGTATCTATATTGTCTATCTTCTTCTTTTTCAGTTTCACAAAATCCGTATAGCATTTATCTGCGGTGTATTCTTCACACAAGAACTTCTCCGGTTTGTCAAGTATTTTCGTGGATATCAATAGGATTAGCGTAGCAGTCTCCTCAATATTCTTAGTATATAGGATGCGGATATTGTCTCTAAACATAGTATGTAAATAGGCACCTTGTATCATAGATTTATTTTTAGAATATGTATTAGATGATAGGACTGTGTCGCCTTCAATAATGTAAGTTATGTATTTCTGCGATATATTAGACAATAGACGGGCTTTCTGCTCTTTATACCTACCATCCACTATGGATGCTTGTAGGTCTGCTAGCGTCTTTCTCTCAAATATATAGTTTAAACTCTTGTATGTTATATGGATGTCGCCTTGTGTCAAATTCTCGCTAACAATCTCTATCTTTTCTGCGTAATTATCTAGGTCTCGCCCAGTAATATCATTATATAGCGATGTCTCTCTAGCGTCTATGGTGATTACTAGATTGTTATTAGCAGTAGCGTCGTTACTAGCGTTAGCGTCGTCGCTCATTATAAGAGTTATATATATAGCATACTGCTCTAATACTTATATGGCTATGCCGCTTCGCTGCTTCGCTAATTCTTATATATTTTTTTTCGTCCGCTTCCGCCATCTCCGTATGCTATATAATAGATTGGATAACAGTTCTATAATATATAGCAATAAGATGAAAGCATTAATACAGATAACCAGTAAAATCCATATATTATAAGAGTATTGCTGGTCTTTTGCGTAATTGCTAAACTTATCAACTACATATATGTTATTGTCTGTTTCGGGGTTATCGGGACCTTTGTAGTCCTTACTGGCGTCAGAGCCCATCCTTCTATTATAATATTATAATATCTATTATTCTAATAATAAAAATAAGTAGTATTACATCCAGTATTACATACAGGCATTACATATAAATATCGCTCTTATCGTTAGAATACTTCTTAGCAAGAAACTTGTAGAAGTCCTCAAACTTCGTGGAAATGTTCTCTTCGTCTCTGTTATTAAATAAGAACTGAATAAGGGTCGCAGGTTCTACCGAATATTTCTGGATATTCCCCCACAAAAGTTCAAAGTATTCCTCGTTGTTAAAGAACGACATAAACATCTTGTTCGCTTGGTGTTTGTCAAGGTTAGACAGTTCAATATCTAGGTCAATCCTCCCACATCGCATAAGAGCATCGTCTAAATTCTTTGGAAAATTGGTTGTCATAATAACAATCAGTCCTTCAGGGTTGTTAAAGCCGTCTAGACAATTGAGGATACCATTCATCGTGATATTATTCTTGAGCCCGTCGTTAGGCTTCCTATCAACGAAGATACAATCAATATCCTCAAGGACGAGAATAGATTTCTTGTCATCCTCATTAACCTGCGAAATAGCCTCAATCATCGCCTCCTCTTTTAAGTCAGCGTTAATATTGAGAACGCAGATGTTCGCTTCACACTCTGACGCTATAGTGTGGATAAGCGAAGTCTTGCCGGCACCAGGCGGTCCGTGTAGCATAATATTCATCTTATAAGGTATCCCGTGCTTACAATAAGCCTTATATGTCTCCTTATTTATGAACTTCTTAATAGGCTCCTTGATTTTGGTTAGATGCTGGTCTTTCAAGAAGATACTGTCAAAACTTCTTTTAGGGATTGACGATTCATAAACCCAACCATAGCCCGTCCATTTCTTCTTAATAATCTTGTCTCCAGATACCTCTGCGAACTTCTCCTTCTTCTCCTTAAACTTCTTATTAATCGCCTCTTCAAAAAAGGCGGTTATCTTGTCCTTAGACGACGCCTTAAATACAATCTTTTTAACATGATAATACTCATCTTTAAAAGTGAAGGTCTGTATAATGTTATTCAAGATAAAATCGCTCACTTCAATCTCAATATCGTTGATATTATACTTGCCGTTCTGCGGAATAAAATGATGTATAAACATATAATCGGAGTTCTCTTTCTTGTAATCTCTAAAATGCTTCCTGTCTATTCCTCCGCATTCGCAATCAATCTCATTATCAGCATCAGCGTCCTTTGTAAGGATATCATACATATGCGTTAGAATGATGCGTGCGTCATCCTTATAGGAATACATAGTGATAGACATTTTTGTGTTATGCGATAGTGACGGGAGCGGCGATAGCGGCGATAGCGGACGAGGTTATATATATAATACTGATAAACCTTATATCGTTATGGTAATGGTGGTGGTAATGATAGTGGTAATATGGTATTATATAAATAAAAAATAAAGGTATCATAAGATATTACTAGGTATTATATACTATACATATCTATAACACTAGGTATCATATATTATACATATCTATAACAGTAGGTATCATATACTATACATATCTATAACAGTAGGTATTATATACTATACATATATTTATAATATCCCAACGCATATCCACGCCTATATTAAGTGCTAGATACCCTTATATCCTTTCATCGCTCCTCATCGCTTATGAGGCTCAACATAAGTCATTCCTAGGTATTTAAAGATGTCTTCTTCGCTATTAATAGTATCACTAGTATCTATGATGTTTTTATTTGTAGCAACGCCAACTCCCGTAGCAACGCCAACTCCCGTAGCCGCCGCTCCCGCCGCTCCCGTCGCTCCCACTCCCGTAGCAGCCTTAAACCCGTATTCAGACAGCGATAGCCCCTTAGTTAATGCTATCTTTCTCATATAAATATTAAAGTTATAAGAGCCTGTGAAGTAGAGCAACGCAAAGTAATAATACGAGGGTTCGGCTATCAATATGTCTATGCGTCTTGCTGGTAATTCTGGCGATAATCTACATATTCCCATAAACTTATTATTACCCTGAGCCAACTTCTCAATAATGTAAGACTTGTCTTCTAGTTGCTTTATAATATCCTTTAGAACCAATCCTTTACGATTTTTAATCAATATATCAATATCTCCCATATCCTTATTCTTTCTCCTAAAACTGCCTACGAATTCAAATTCTATACCGTCGCTATACAAGTTATTCAGTATCTTACCTACGACCTTCAGGTGTTGCTTGCCTTCCGCCATAGGTATCCTCAAGTTCATATCATCGTAGTATTTTAAACCAATCTTCTGTTTGTCGTTCAGCAACTCAGGGTGCTCCTTCAATTCCTCAAAGTTCTCTATTTTTGTCATCAGTTCGGCTATCTTAGCGGGTCCAACTCCATAGATACCCTTCAGTTTATTACCTAGAATATATCGGGGGTCATTAAGAACACTTACAACCTCGCTAATATTCCCTGTATTTAGAAACTCTATTATCTTATCTTCTATCTTCTTACCCACTCCCTTAAGTAGTTTAATGTCTTCTAGGGTCTCTATATTTTTATCAAGCAGTTCTATAGAGCCGATAACCTTCTCGTATGCTTTCACCTTAAAGGGCTCTTTGTTAATCCTCTCATAATCTGCTAATATCCTCAGGTTGTCTATCAATTTCTTGTTATTCTCTGGCTGTGCGGTAATAGGACTGTCTTCGTCTTGAGCCTTAGCGGCGGCAGCGGCGGCAGCGGCAGCGTCTTTCTCAATCTTTTTCATCTTCTTCTCAAGAGCCTTTATGTCAATACAACGCCCTGTTAGAGGATTTACTACCTTCCCTTCGGGACATCTTTTTTCCTTATTCATCTTCTAATTATATAGTATGTCTATAAATATTATATATATTCTATTCAATTTTTATGATATGTAATAGAATGTAATGTATAAAAATAAAAAAGATTAGGTATTATGACTAAGAGTTCTAATCAAATATTTACCAAGATGATAAGCCAACTTACAAGCAACCGCATTACCTATCTGTATTATTATATCTTTTTTGGAGCCTTCTATAATATAATTATCAGGGAAACTTTGTATTCTCTTTAGTTCTAGTATAGTTAATCTCCTAATCTCTTTATCGTCATATTTAACCAAAGCATCATAGCCGTCTTTCCAATATCTCGCAGGGATTGTATAGGACGGCTTAGTAACATCTAGTATTTGTGCTCCAAAGCCGAAGCCCTTCTCTTTACTTACAGCCTTCTTGTTTGCTATTCCTGCTAATGCCTTTTCGCTTAGGAAGTTTTTTATATCAACATCCTCTTTCCTTAGCAATACAGTTCCTACAGGAATTCTGGCTTCTACAGATTTTATGATTGGCTCAGGCTCTTTTGGGTAAATATCTAAATCCTTTCTTACACCTATAATGATAACACGCCGTCTATTCTGCGGAACCTCAAAATCGCTAGCATATAACTTAGTAATTATACAGTTGTATTCTTTATTAAGCAGTTCCATTATAATATCTATAACCTTCTCGCCGCTCTCGCCGCTCTCGCTGCTCGCAGTTTTTTTAGAGAGCATTCCTATAACATTCTCCATAATAAATGCCTTCGGTTTGAAGTAATCTAGGTATTTAACATATTCCATAAATAGAGCATTACGAGGGTCGTTTTTGTCTCTCTTTCCAGCAATACTAAAACTTTGACACGGAGGACCGCCTACTAATACATCAACAGCCTTATTATCCTTATTATATAGTTCGGCAAACTTTTCAGGAGATAGTTGGGTTAAGTCTTCGCAGTATGCTTTGTGTGTAAAATTCTTATTATAACTTAATACTGCTTTATCCCATACATCTATACCTGCTATTACATTTAACCCTGCGTCTGTTAAGCCTTTAGACATTCCACCGCATCCGCAAAATAGGTCTATTACATTTAAGGCGGTAGTCTGCGATGGCGATGATAATGATGTATCTATTATCTCTTCTTGTGATATCTTCATATTTATAAGTTCTAGTAATTGCTTTTTATTTTTAGATTTACAATTAACAATAGAAAGACTTTTACACCTTTCTAATAGTTCTAACCTACTCATATTGTATTGTATCTGTAATAATGTGTTATATAAAATCATTTTTTGTAAATCTATTTATAAAAATAAAAAAAGAATGCTATGCTATTAGATTTGCGTTCGTGGCGGAACAATAGTGCCTGCCTCAATATATAGATTACCATCTTCGTATTTTTTTAAGGACAGTTTATACATCACAAAACAGATGTTATTATAATCTCTGGTCTTAGGGTAATACATATCGGTAAATTGAATACCATTTCGCAACATCGTCTTATAAGGTGCTGATACTTTCAGGGAGACATAATAGGTATTGCGGCTATCCGCTGCTGCCGCTGCTCTAGCATACTCTATAATTTCATATTCGCTAAACTCCCCAAATAGCAAGGCGTATTTACATTTCTTAAATGATAATGATAGAGCCTTTGTATTCTTATTTTTTATTATGTTAGAAGGCGAGCAGTATCTTTGTATATTACTTATTGATACTTCAGGAGCATTCTTACCATTCCTCTTACAATTACTCATAATATCCTCTATAATCGCATCAATCTTTGCCTTAGTCTTGGTGCTAACTGTATTGTTGATATCTGTGTAATTTGCTTCGTCGTCTAGTGTAGGAAGCGAAGGCAGGCAAGGCTCCTGTTGAGACAACTGAGCCATAGCAGCCATTTCAATAATATCATCTGGAGATGCTTCGTGTGTTCTTGTAAATTTTGTTGGTCTTGCTATAATGTATTTTAGAGGAATTGTAGGAATTACACTAAGCAATATCCCTAATACACTACGGTCTAGATAAGGGCTTGTTATATCTGCTGCGGGACTGCTAGGACTGGTAGGACTGCTAGGAGTGCGAAGCGTGTAATGACTTGCGGGACCGACAGGACCGCTAGGAGTGCTAGGCGTGCGAAGCGGACGCATAATGCCCTTCTTATTAGGGAGACTGATGTTGTTGTTTGTAATCTTAATGCTATTATTAGGGATATATGAGAATGCTAAGGTAGCATTTGATGCTAATAATAGGAACGCTAAGACTGCTTTATACATTATAATATTATAAAGGCGATTATATAGATATGTGTGGGATGTTTTTATATGGTATTTTGGGAGGTTATTTAGATATTTTGTAAGATTTTGCATTTATTATTGATGTTGATGCTATGTCTGGCTGACTTATTTTATTAAAAAATAAAGATTTAAATGTATCATTATTACAAAGACCTATCACTTCATTTATAACTCTTTGAAATATGTATGTTTCGCAATCAATTATATCTCCATCTTCAATAATATTTTCAACATTTATTGATATGTCTATTTGTGTTAAAAAATCGTCTAACCTATCTAAAATAGAGGGGATTTGTTGTACTTTGTCTCTTATTTCATCTACAAAAAATATAACTAAAGTTTTATAATCTTCCTTTAATTGTTTTTGTATATACTTGTTTATATATTTAATATACTTGTTTCTTGTTAATGGGTTATTATGATTTTCTATAATATTTTTTCCTATTTGTTCTTTAAGGTTTGTTTCTTCTATATCATAGTTATCATCTTTATATATAATATTAAATATATTTGTTGATTTATAAGTAATATCATATTCATATATTTTTGAATCGGTCTTAGAAGGATATTCTATTTTTTTTATATCTCCATTTTTAATGTTATCTAATATGATACTAGTAATAATATTTACTGACAATGGTATATCTGCTATTTTTATAGAAAGTCCAAAGTCATAAATCATAATATTATACTTACAAGATTTCAATAAGTAATCATTGTTATTAAAAGTATATTGATAATATTGTAGAATACCTTCTTTATGTTGTGAATTATCCTGATACAAAAAATTACCCATATGACAATCATTATGAATATATCCAAAATTATTATGGAATGTCCCAAGTGATATAATTGATTGAATAAATGCATTTAAAATGGTTTCGTTATCAAGATTAATTACCTCATTATTTAACAAGGTTTCTACATCGCCATTTGCTGGTTCTGTATATATAACAAATGACCTACTACGGTCATATGGATTTAAGGCATCTATTGGAACTGATATATTACACATAGAATAAAAGTACATTAGTAGAAAATGTCTTGATAATTCATTTGTTATTATACTTGATGTGATAGTTTCCATCAATTTTATTTCTCTTACATTATATTTATTAATTGGTTTATTTTCATTATCTAGGGCTATTACATTTACAAGTTTTCCATTTAAACGCTTTGGTTGTTGATATGGTATCATTAACTTTGAGACAATTTCATAATCATATGTGATATGTTCGTCTGTTTTATGTTTTACATTAGTATTATATATATAACTATTAGCAGAGATAGAAACCCCCTTTTTTCTTGATAATTCTAATACTACTTTAGCACCCCTATCTTTAATTTTATATTTTTCACTATCATCACTATCTTTTTCTAAACAACTTTCAGTAAAACCTTCTGGCTTTAATGTGGTTGTTATAACTTTATATTTTGCTATACGCCCTTCAAGTGATGTGTTTTTTGGGTCTTCATTATTGTCTAGACCACCATACATCTTCACAACATATCTTCTTATTACTTTTTGTCTTGATGATTGTTGTGATTTTCTAAGACGCTTTTTTAAATTATATATTCGCACTCTTGCCGTTTTAGGGGTGGCTTTAGGAGGCTTCTTAGCGACTTTAGGGACGGCTTTAGGAGGCTTCTTAGCGACTTTAGGGACGGCTTTAGGAGGCTTCTTAGCGACTTTAGGGACGGCTTTAGGAGGCTTCTTAGTTTCTTTAGGGATTACTTTAGGAGGTTTCTTAGTTTCTTTAGGGGTGGCTTTAGGAGGCTTCTTAGTTTCTTTAGGGACGGTGGCTCTAGGAGGCTTCTTAGTTTCTTTAGGGATTACTTTAGGAGGCTTCTTAGTTTCTTTAGGGACGGCTCTAGGAGGCTTCTTAGCGACTTTAGGGACGGCTTTAGGAGGCTTCTTAGCGACTTTAGGGACGGCTTTAGGAGGCTTCTTAGTTTCTTTAGGGACGGCTTTAGGAGGCTTCTTAGTTTCTTTAGGGACGGCTTTAGGTTTCTTTTCAGGCATATTATATATCTAATAATATACTATATATTAAGCACAGTAATATCATAAAACCATATAAGAATAACAGGATATATATAATTATCTAACTAAAAATCCCCAAAAATAATATATATATCTTTATATATACATATAATATCCTAAATACTATCATATCCTAACTTATTTTTACAATCAATATTGCTCGCATTTACGAGTTTTGCTACCATGGCCGAGTTTGGTCCAAGGCATGACACTTAAGCTGTCACGTGCTCAGCACTCGCAGGTTCAAATCCTGCTGGTAGTAAAATCCCACCTTTTATCAAGGCAATATTATATAAGAATATACCCATTCTATCCATTTAGAAATTAGAAATGTTTAATAACTGCGACCCTAAGACAAACGGCGAAGAACGGTTTTATAATAGTATCAAGGATACAATCAGCGTCATCTTTGATGTTGGCTGTAGGACTGATAGCGAGTTCGTCAATTTCGCTGGCGAAGTTCATTATTTTGACCCTGTCCCTGAGTTTATAGAAATTCTAAATAAACAAGAGAAACTGAATTCTAAATCCTTTGTTAATAATGTGGGGCTAGGGAACAACAACGAGACGCTCTATTATTATCCGCATTATCAATCCTTTTATAATAGGACGGTCTCTTGCACTCTAGATGATGATAAAAATAAGGTTCCATTAAATATTATTAAGGGTGCCGATTATGTCGCTGAGAAAAACATAGAATGTATTGATTTTATGAAAATAGATACCGAAGGTTATGAACTGAATGTCTTGAAGGGTTTTGAGGACTTTTTAGAGAAAGTCCAAATAATCCAGTTTGAATATGGAGGCACATTCTTAGATAACAAAACAAAATTGTATGATGTCATAGAATATCTAGAATTGAAGGGCTTCCATAAATTCTCTTATCTTACAAGCGAGGGCACCGTGCCTATCACTAACTATGACGACCATTATCAATATTGTAATATAGTCTGTGTAAATAAAAAGAGCAACTTTGTTCCTTATTAGACCAAATTAGGGAGCACGCTATTTATATAGTGATATAGGGCTCCTTCACGGGCTCTATCACGATTTATAATGAACTCCACATAATCCGTATAGACGCACACGACATCGTCTTTGACAATCAACATATATGCTACATATATTAAGATAAATGATACGGTGAATACTATATCGCTATTTGTTATTTTGTGATTTATAATCAGTAGCAGAGGTAGTATCTTACCTAATGTATTGATGACTATATAGTATAATAAGAGCGAACGCTCGTTCAACCTAGGAACTATTATAAACAGGCTGATTACGAAGAATGACAAGGCGATGCTAATAAGTATTATGGGATTGTAAGGGACTAGATTGAGGAGATATGCTAGCGAATACAGGAATATCCAGATAGACAAAAAGCGGTCTGGGGTTATTACACGCTCCGCTTCGCTTGCTCTTGCTGCTTCGTGTTCTCTCGCTGCTTCGTGTTCTCTTGCTGCTTCGCTTGCTCTTGCCGCTTCGCTTGCTTCGTGTTGTTCCATTCTTATTATTACTTTACAATACTAAATTATTTTTTTATTTGGTAGCCCGTTTAACCCTAGATGTGCTGACAGCCCCGATTTAATACCGAATATCCTATGCGTCATCACGCCTAACCCTAGCAGGGTGATTAATATAAGGACTAATGATGCGGCGTATTGAACGAATGTTCTGTTTGTTTGCTGGTCTTCGCTCAATTCTAGCGGATATAACCACAAATACGAGTGTATTATTAGCCCGACTATTAGCGTAGGCACTAGGTCTATCAAGGTTAAGTTAATAAACCTGTGTCGTCTCAGTTCTGCTATACTATCCATTTATAAGATTATGGAGATAAAAACATAATAAAGATTAGGACAATTAAAGTATTAAAGATACACAGATGATACATTTTATTACCTACGGTGATGATAATTACGAGGAAACCAAGAAGAGGCTATGTAGTCAGGCTAGGAGCCTTAGCGACGGCACTAGCGACGACGGTACTAGCGACGGCGACAGTTGGTTTAACACTATAACCTCATATAGCCCTGATGATTTAGATGACGATTTTAAGGAAAGATTTAAAAACATATTAGAACAGCCTAGAGGCGGTGGGTATTGGATATGGAAGCCATATATTATCAATAAACATCTAGAGAAGATGGAGGATGGGGATATTTTAATATACCTAGATGCTGGGTGTCATATAAATCCTAGCGGTCGTGAGAGATTTAATGAATATATAGAGATGCTTAAAAATAGCGAGGAGGGTGCTATATCATTCCAGATGTCCCAGCATATAGAGAAGAAATGGACTGTTAAAGAAATCTTTGAATACTTTAATATTCATAAAGATAGCCGTGATATCATAGAAAGCGGACAGATTATAGCGACTGTCCGGATGTTTAAAAAGAATTCTAATAGCACCAATCTAGTATCTTCGTGGTTAAACACATTATATTATAAGCCGCTATTATTTACCGACCATTACAATAAGAAGGAGCAAAGCGACATCTTTATTGATAACAGACACGACCAAAGCGTTCTTAGTGTTCTATCTAAGTTATACAAAACAATAATAATAGAAGATGAGACATATTTTGCTGAAGGGTTCGGGTGCCCTAAATCCCTTAAATGCCCCTTCTGGGCTACTAGGTTAAGAATGTAATTACGCAGTAATGTAATGATTTACGGAACAGAGTGAAGGTTAAGAATGTAATTACGCAGTAATGTAATGATTTACTTTGGCTTTTCCTTATTGGGTTCTTTGCTATTCCTAGGCGTATCCTTATCCTTATTGCTTACGCTAGCAATTTCATATTTCAGCGTCTTATTTTTATACATATATTCTACGACCTGATGGAGATTTTTAACATCATATAACGAATTGTGGGCGTTCTCTACATCCTTTTTAAAATTAAACTTGTATATCTCGTTAAGCGACGGGTTCTTGTAATTACCATATTGATTGATGATTTTTAAGATAGGCTTCAAATGCTTCATAGTACATAGCAAGGTCTTCTTGTCTAACTCATCTATAATATGCTGTAGTTTCCGCCGATGTAGTTCGGCTTTAATGACACCCACATCAAATCCCACATTATGTGCGACAATATGCGTCGTCTTCTTTAACATCTCGTAGAATATCTCTTCGGCTATTATATTAAAATCTACGCCGACGGTGTCAGATATCTCGTTGGTGATACCGTGGAACTCCCCATTCGTAATGTCAAACCCTTCTCGTTTAATGGTATAATCCTTGATGTCCTCATATTTAAACTTGGTATCCGTAATTAACATAGAGAACTGGACTATACGAGCACTATCATACTTCTCTAAATCCTTGTAATCTGGATAAACTCCCCAGCGTAGATTGCGGGTATCTGGCAGCCCCGATGTCTCTGTGTCAATAAATAGAGCCATATAATATAGTTATGTATTAATATACTACTATGTGTGTCATTTTTTTATATAGATAATAACTATATAAATATTAAATCATTTACTAATTAAACAGTAATGAACTTAAAACATTACTGGATTAACCTAGATAAATGCGCTGACCGTAGAGAATATATGGAAGCCCAGTTTCACAAAAAAGAAATAGATAACTATCGTATATCAGCGGAGACCCCTGATACCATTAGGGATAACCAATATACCATTAAACGCAACGAACAGTCCATTAATACCACGACACCTTGTGAGATAGCGTGTATATTGTCGCATTTAAAAGCAATAGCACGAGGATACGCTGACGGAGACCCGTATTTCTGCATATTAGAAGATGATATAGAGTTTATCAATATAGACTTTAAAAAGATGCTAAAATATGTTGAAGAGGCACAAAATAAAAATAATGAAGTTGTTGAGATATTACAGTTATATACTAGCAGCCATCCTGTAGTCATACAGTTATATAACGGGCATTTCTTGAAGGACGGCGGTAGCATTAGCAGCGGTAGCATTAGCGGTAGCGACATAATCGCCAAGAGACACGAGGCGTATCCTGGTGCTGTCTATTATATGGTTTCTCGTGAAGGCGCTAGAAAAATACTAGATAAATATGTAAATGAAAATGGCTACGACTTATCCTATTACTCTTGGACTGCCGCCGATAACATAATATATGCCGCCGTTAATTCATTTGTTATAACATATCCTGTAGCAATTACTGATATAACACTAGGTAGCACGCTACATCCCGAGCATCTACCCAATCACGAATTTTGTAATAATATTATAAGACACATCTGGACGGTTAATAACCAACTTAAGATGTTCTCTAAGTGCTAGCAGCCCGCTTAAATTCGCTTATAGCAATTGCCGAGCGTTCCTTGTGTTCTACTATTTTTTCTACAGCATCTATCTCGTAATTAGGCATCCAAGTCCTTATATACTCGTAGTTCTTGTCGTATCTCTTTAACTGTAATTCGGGGTTAAATATGCGGAAATATGGTTGTGCGTCGGTGCCTGTGCTAGCCGACCACTGCCACCCGCCATTATTGCTCGCAGGGTCGTAATCAACTAAGCGTGTCGCAAAGTATTTCTCGCCCCACCGCCAATCAATAAGCAGGTCTTTTGTTAAAAACATAGCGGTTATCATACGCAGCCTATTATGCATCCAGCCTGTCTTGTTAAGTTGCGCCATTCCAGCATCCACCAATAGATACCCTGTAGTCCCATTACACCAGCGTTTAAACCATTCTTTGTTATTCGTCCATTTCACATTATCATACTGCTCCTTAAATGAGTTCCCTAGCACATTAGGGTAATGATAGAGGATGTTGGCGTAAAACTCACGCCACAATAGTTCCCTCTGTAATTCCTTAACCTTGCTATAATTAAAATAGACCTCTCTAATGCTAACGCAGCCGAACTTGATGTAGGCACTTAGTCGGGTCGTCTTATCCATCGCCGGATAATCACGGGTTGTCGCATAGTCCGTCATAATCTTCTTAAATCGCTCTAGAGCCTTCTCTCGCCCGCCTCTTACCGCCAAATCAGGATTAGCGACATAATATTTATGTTTGTCAAATTTCTTGATATGTTTTATTACATTAATGGTCTTAACATCTAGCGGTTCCGGAGCGGGCACCTTGATTGTTAAAGATTTTTTATAGAATGGCGTGAATACCTGATAAGGGTCGCCTTTGTTATTGAGGATGGTTCCCATAGGATATAGCGTGTAGTCTTCTTCGGTTATTATAGCGATATCTGCGGTTGCCGCCCAATCAGCGATAGCCTTGTCTCGTTTTATGGCGAATGGCGAATAATCCTTGTTATATGCGATAGCCTTTATCTTGTATTTCTTAGAAAGTTTTGTTAAAATATCTATGTCCGTAGCGCTCTCATAGTAGTTTATGTGAATATGTTTATCCAAATCATCTAGGCTCTCTATCATAAACTGGACGCAATTATTGCTAAAATACTCGTTGTTCTTGGCGTATATCTGCTTAGGATTGAATATAAACATCGGGTATATCCCTTTGTTTCCGCTAGCGTTAGCGGCGTTAGCGGCTATCAGCCTATTTAACGCTAGGTTATCGTGAATGCGAAAGTCTCTGCGAAATATGAAGATGTATATTTCGGTCATTCTATATATAATATATAAATAGTTATAATGGATATTCAATTTTTATATATATTTATTTAATATAGAAAGAGTGGGATGGGATTGAAAGAACAAATTGAATTGTTTAAAAGGGAGGAGAGGGAGAATAAACAAGAATTAAAATATAAAGATTTAAATATTAAAGACCTTTTAGATGAATATTTAGATCAATTATCTATATATAATTATTATATATATAGATATTATTACATCATAGAAGCTATTTCCCAATCAATATACGAAGAAGAGAACAAGCGTGGAAATGGATATAAGGTAGATTATTCATATTTTTTTAAAAGAGAACGAGATGTAACAGATATTAGAGTAGATGCTTATAATACATATATAAAACTTTCAGCGATGAGTAAAATTTTAAAAAGTAAGAGCAAATTATTATCTGATAAATTTACTAAAATTGAAAATGATATTACTAATAGCATATTATTACTAGACAAAGGAGACCCATACGGAAAAAAAGAGCACGAAATACCTTTTAATTCATATGAAACACATATTTACAACATTTCAAAATTAAAAAAAGAGAAAGAAAAAGCATATGAAAAATTAAAACCACCAGATACAATTATGGCTACGCCTGTAGAAGATTTTCAAGAAACAATTATAGCAGCGCCAGCAGCACGAATATCTAACTCGTTTAATGCGTTAGACAGACAAATAAAAGAGATGATATCTAAAGCAAAAAATATAAAAGATACAATTCCTGATAAATCTTCTACAAGTTATGGAGAAGCATTTAAAAAACTAGACAAAGAAATAAAAAAAGAAGTACTGAAAAAGGGGACCGAACATCTACAAGTAATGCATTTGACACCACCAGTTGAATTAAAAAAAAATTATCCAAATTTAGATAGTATGCCAGATGCTAGTAGTATTTTTGTTCCTAAAAACCCACCCCTTCCACAGCAGACAACAGATAATGTTTATCCAACACCTTTTGTTTATCCATCACCTTTTGTTTATCCGTCAGCAAGTAATAAGCGTCCTCCATCAGCAAGTAAGCGTCTTGATTTAAGAGATATTGTTCCTCCTGTTGCTCCTCGTCCTCCTGTTGCTCCTCGTCCTCCTGTTGCTCCTCGTCCTCCTGTTGCTCCTCGTCCTCCTGTTGCTCCTCGTCAATCTACTGTTCGCACATCAAGACCGCTTCAAGCTGCCGCCCGCAGAAATGATGCCCTTGCTTATAGTGTTCTCCATCAGCATAATAATAAGTCCCCTTCTAGCACAAACCATTCATTTAAGAGCAACTCTCCTCGTGATGATGAGAAACCAGAATTTGAAATAGAAGGAGATGTGAGAAACCATCCTGAAGTATATTTAATTGACAATAAAAATGATGGGTTGTGCTTTCTAAATGCTATATTTGACTATCTATTATATAGCGACAAATTGTCAATTATGTATGAAAGATTGTCGGCGATTGAAGAGTTAATTCTTAAGCAACCAAAATATGGAGATAGAGATGATATCAAGAAAATAAAGAAAGAAGCATTATTACTGATAGGTCTTGATAGTAATGATGAACGACTAATACAGATTACCCAAGAAAGAGACAAAAATTACGGACAGAAAAAGGAAGAAAGGCAATTAATAAAATTAGAAGGAATAAAAGAAGAAGGAGATAATGACTTTTATACTCAACTACATTATACGGATAGGGAGCAGAAAGTAAAACATTTAGGACATCCAATAGACACAAATATAATACCAATATACGAAAAGCGGCGAAAAATCTTTGCGATATCTATGAAGTATGTATTAGCCTTGTATATATTATCTTACGGAAAAAATAAATTTATAGATGCTATTCCAGTTTCCACTAACGAAATATGGGGTGTAAAAACAAAAAAATATTATGATAAAAATTTTTTAATTAAATATGATAGTCAGGGAAATCATCAACTATTTAAAAAAATAAACGATGGGGAAGAAGCCAGTATAAAAGACAAGGAAGCATTTGTCTATCAATATGTGCACGAATATATGACATATACAAAATTTTATGCTAACGCAACAATAGCAGGTATATTTAAGAAGATATTATTTAAGAAAATTAAAAACGCTGATGGTATAAATATTCCAAGGTTTTGGTTAGAAGTTGTCTTAGAATTTAATATCAAAATAATTCCTAATGGGGAACTTCCTAGAATGGAAGATTATCTAGAATTACGAGATAGTAGGAAATTTGACAGGGTTCTAAAAAAATACCGCTTTAAAACTAGCGAAGAAGCGAAAGCAGCAAGCATACCTGTTAAAAGATATATACATAATGATTATAAATACGATAATTATATATCCTTGTTATGTGATGTAAATAGAACACATTATTTAGCATTTCTACTTGAAGAAGAATTAAAGTATCAACTAGTAGATAAACCAAAACAAGAACCAAAAAGAGGAGGAAGACCCAAAACAGCCCCCAAAAGACCCAAAACAGCCCCCAAAAGACCCAAAACATCCACCAAAAGACCTAAAACAGCCACCAAACCTAAAAGACCCAAAACTGCTAAATAAATCTATATCATCTAAATTACCATAAATAAACCATAAATCACCATATATATAAATACATACCGCATATATACTAAATAAAAAGATGCTGATATTAAGGAGATATATAGAGTTATGTGGGAATGACATTATATACAGCATCCTAGGGTTATTCTGCGGCTGCATAGGTTCCTATTATAATGTTATAGCGAGCGAGCATACGAGCCGTATGATGATAGGCGACTTTACGAACGAACGCTTATCTATGCTTTTTTATACAAACCTGATATCTATGATAGCCATCTCGTTGCGTGGCGGCTTGTTCGTATATTCGCAAAAATCCATGAACCATAAATTGAGGTGCGTGGTATATCGCCGTATATTAAACCAGCCTTTGAAGTTTTACGAGACAGAGCCTGTTAATGGGCTGCTAGAGCGGGTGAATAGCGATGCTAGAGTGGTGTCTGACATCATCTCTTTAAATATTAATGTGTTCTCACGCTCTCTCATAGAGGTCGTTATAACCTTCTGGCTATTGTCTAATATATCTTGGAAACTTACCGCTATCGCTATAATACTAATCCCTATAAATTATTTGATATCGGCGTGCTACGAGCATATCCACAAGAAGATAATGGCGAACCACGAAGAGTTGAATAAGGAACTCAACACCTATACACACGAAACAATCTCCCACCTATCCGTTATGAAAACCTATGCGAATGAGAGGCACGCTGAGGATAAATTCAATACGCTCTCTGGCGTAATCGCCGACTACAACTACAAGGAATGCCTGCTATACGGCAGCAACCTATTAGTGGTCTGTAATATACCGACCATCACCACAATAATCATCATATTATCGGCGAACTACTTGGGGACTGTTGAAGGGCTAACCATCTTTATTCTACATAATCAGGGGCTATATTCTACTATTAAAACCTTGTTTGATATGCGAAACGAATTCCTTAAATGTAAAGAGCCTTATCTCCGTATCACGAAAATACTAGATACGCCTGAATATACTAAGGGCTACTATATACCTGCTGATAACCGGATGGAAGGCGATATCGTCTTTAATTCGCTTTCGTTTAAATACGAGAAGGCGACGGCACCTGTCTTAACTGATTTTAATTTTAGAATTGACAGAGGAGAGAAGATAGCGATTATGGGTGCGTCAGGATGCGGTAAGAGCACGCTCTCTAAATTGTTAGTGAATATCTTGGAGCCGACAGAGGGTAGTATAACGATAGACGGGGTTGATATTCGCAATTACGATAGCGAATGGCTAAAGAAACACATAGGATATGTCGCGCAAGATAGCATATTATTTACGGATACTATTGCTAATAATATTGCGTATGGTATCGGCGGCACCGCTGACGCTGCTGACCTTGAGAGCCTCATCATAGAAGCCGCCAAGAACGCTAACGCACACGAGTTTATATCTAAACTGCCTAATAAATACCAGACAAGGCTAGAAGGAACCGAGTTAAGTTCGTTGTCGGGAGGACAAAGGCAGCGTATAGCAATTGCTAGAGCATTAATTAGAAAGCCGCAAATCCTGATATTTGACGAGGCGACTTCGGCACTTGACCCGTATTGCGAAGAACTGGTTCAGCAGACAATAAAGGAATGCTATAAGACGCAAAATAGCACCGTGATAATCATAGCACATCGTAAGTCGGCTTTAGAAGTAGCCGATAAGGTCTATGAATTAAAAGGCAGCCGACTTGAAAGAAGGCAGCCGAAAGGCGGTAGCCGACTTAATAGCATATAATATATCTATATATTAGGATGAGTATCAATAATATAAATGTTATAAATAGTATTAATAGTATTGATAGTATTAATAGTATTGATAAAAAAGCAGGCAAAGGCGATAGCAGTCGCTATACTATTACAGTAGCGACCGCCAAAGTAGCGAAAGCGAAGGCTAAGAATACCGACATCATCATAAATAATCATCTAGATATATTATTAAATTCAATAACAATCAAGGAGTTCTTAAATAATAAAAAGGATGTTCTCTTTAACTTACAGCGATTAAACAAGGTGTATGTTAAGGGATTTATTTATAGGATTATTCAAGGACTGTATGTATTCTCTAAATATAAAACGGATGACAAAGGGCGGATAGGCATCTCATTTTATGCCCCACAATTATCCAAAGCGGATATAGACAGCCTGTTTAATGTTCTTAACTATTCTAATTTATCTCGTAATATCATAAACGAACCGTCTAATATATTCACACCTGAAAGGCTCGCAGCGTATGCTTGTGGGCTCTTTAGCAAGACGCCTACTGTTAAAATAAACAACTATAGGCACGCAGATATTAAGAGGATGGGCTTGCGGCTTATTGATGCGGTTGGCGGTTCTTCTAGTAATAAGCCGCATTTCTTGGTGCTTGAATACAAGCCGGCTAATAGCAAGAAAACAATATGCCTAGTAGGCAAAGGCGTCACCATAGATACTGGAGGGTATTCTATGAAACGAGATAAATCTATGGAAAAAATGTATATGGATAAGGAAGGTGCCGTGTTATCGCTAGCGTTGTTTAAGTATCTGGTGGATAGCAAAAGCGAACACCGGATAGTTTGTCTATGTCCTTTGGTAGAGAATATAGTGTCAAGCAGTTCGGTGAAACCTAATGATGTTATTAAATCCTATAACGGGACTAGTGTGGAGATTGTGAATACCGATGCGGAGGGGCGATTGATACTGGCGGATGCTCTGGCGTATGCTTGTAAGACTTATGAACCGGATTATATATTTGACTATGCGACTTTAACAGGGTGGTCTGAGCGGATACACTGTCATACCAGTTTTACCTATTTTACGCTAAATGACAAGTTGTCTAAGAATATTGAAATGTATAACAAAGAATATGCTGAGAAAAGTATAAGGCTGCCTCCGTGGGTTGAGTATATGTATTATATAAAATCTAATATTGCCGATGTTAAAAACTCGGGATATAAATGCGTTAATAGCGATGGGATGATGGCTTCGCTATTCTTAATGAACTTTATCCCTGTGAAATATAGAAAAAACTGGATACACTTTGATGTCCGTTTATCTAGTTATAATAATCAGGTTAATATTGCTGACGGCTTCGCTACATATTTAGAAGTTATAAAGAGTATCTAGGATATATCCGCCCCTAATCTTAGAGCCCTAGTCCTTAAGTCCTAAGTTATTGTAGGCTTGTCTAAAAGCGTCATTATCATAAGCAAAGTTATAGACTACATTTGTAATCTGTTTTTTAGAATTCATTTCGTTCATTTCATTTACTTCGTGAATTCCTTTAATAAGGCTCTCTGCAACCTCAATATGGCTGACGCCTTCGTGCTTAAAGCCACCGCCAGATATTAGGCAGATACGGACATAGTCTATCTTCTCGGTATCTGGCGTGTTATTGTTATTATTGTAAAGATAGATTGCGTTCGCTATATTCTTGCCGACAATATACACGGCGTCTTTAAAGTCGTCTGCGGTGCTAGCGTGCTTTCCTTTAATCCCATTCAACCCTCTCAGCCCTTTTGGTCCCACGCAGTATAGCATCGCTTTATTTGCCTCATTATTATAAGGAGGCTTTTTAAGAATATCTATGAAGATGTCCCCAGGATATAAGCCGTTGCTAATAAAGTCTGTAAGACGGCTCTCGCTAACATACAGATACATATCGGCGATATATGGGTTATCGGCGAATTTGCCGCCCTCCTTAAAGGCGTTAAAGTGATGTAGTGTGCCCTCCTTTTTATTATTGAAATACGCAGTATTTATTTTATTTAAATATTTGGTTCTAGAATATATATCAGGGACTAAGTCTTCTTCCTCCTCAACATTATAACAATCCATATAGCAGGATAGATGCATCTGTGTAGATAAGGCGTATAATGTCGTGTCATAGTCGTCTGCTCTAATTGCGATATTAAATGCCTTGTTTATGGCTCCGCCTCCAATATACAGTTGTTCGTCGCCGGCGTTAAGGGAGCCCATAAATGTTGCTGGCTTGTCCTCAGCGTTTTTATAGATATGTCCTGCCTTCTCATATACTGGCGTGAAATACGATACTTGGTCTTCAAATGTGTATTTGTATGGTGCTGGGACGGTAGCGGATGCTGCGGATGTGTCAGTCATACTTTGTATATGATAGGTATCTACTTTCTATAGATGTAGAAAACATAATCATTTTTTGTTATTATAATAAGTTAGAGAGTTAGAGAGGTTAAGAATAATACTTAGAGTATCCATATAAGCCAAATCACGCTAAACTATGCCTAGAATTACTCTAGAACTCCTAGTATTGCTAAGGCTCCTATTATCGTTTATGGTGTCATAAGGTATAATTAGGAGAAGTTAGAAAATATAAAAATAAAGTAATGTAATTTAAGAATAATACTAGGATACTTCTATTATCTTTTACCATACCTGATGTCCTCTATACTGTATCCCTCGCAATACTATAAAATGTTAGCGGAGTTTAGCGGAGTTCTAGCGGAGTTCTAGCGGAGTTTAGCGGAGTTCTAGCGGAGTTTAGCGGAGTTCTAGCGGAGTTTAGCGGAGTTCTAGCGTGATTTGGGTAATTAGGAGAACCTAACCTTATTATTTCTTTGTAGGCTTCTTTTTATTCGCTATCTTTATATACTTTGCGAGGCTCATATATTCGCCTTTCACCTTGAGATATTCACCACCACGCTTGCCTAGATATATCACCATTTGCTTTTTGCCGTTCATAAACCGTTTAGCAGACTTAGCGTATGTCTTCTTTTTGCCTGCGCCGCCTGTTGCTGTATTAAGAAGGACTTCTTCTAATTTAATTAAATCATAGCCGAACATCCCATAATAGTAGCCATTAACTAAAAACATATGGACGGGTGTTTTTTTATATATGGGCTCATCTTTATTCTTACCATATAATATATCTTGTATAATCTTCTTATTACAATAGTAGTCTAATAGTATATCATAATTAAAGAAAATAGCCCCCTTTTGTTCTGTTTTTTCTAATGTTAAGGCGGTGTCGCTAGTATTATTTATAACTTTTAGATTATAGTGTGTAGCAACTGTAGCACTAGCCTCTTTATCAACCTTTCCTACTAACATATTATTATCATCATTATTGAGCGTAAGATAAACATAGGAGTTTTTATTAGATATACCGGCTCCATCCTCTGCTTTAGAAACATCTAAATCTATATGATATGATGTTAGTGGATTTACGCCGCTTCCTCCATCTATTACCCTATTGATTTGCGGTGTAAATCCGCTAGGCTGATGACCGAATATATTGTATATTTTTTTAACCCCATCTATCTTTAGTGTATTTAGGCTATTTAGGCTTTCGTTACGAATTTTAACTATCTCTAATGAAGAAACAATAGGGGACGCAAGAGATGTTAAGTTGGATATAGTATCTAGACAGCTGGCTCCCATCGCAACATACTTTTTAAAATCGTCATCTGTGTATTTAACCTCGTCGTTCAAAATTCTCTTTATAAAACCATTAAAATTATTATTTATATTTTCAATATGGTCTATATGGTTGTCCTTAGTTGGAGGGCTTGTGGGCTCAATACCTACATCACTAGGTATATAAAAGAAGCCCTCAGTCGCCGCTGTCGCTGCCTTATAAGGTATTCCAGAATGCGAAGCAATATATATATTATCCGCATTATCCCCTATTGTGAATTTGGAGATAATATGACATTTTTCTAGATAGTTGATATACAGTCCGTTATATTGTCGCAAACATTTTGGTAGTTTAGCAAGGTCATCGCCATTTCTATTTTTACCCATTACCATATTCATCATAGCAATAAACTTAAGTAGTAATATATATCTAGGGTCATTCTCAATACCCGCTTTAAATTGTTCTCTATCTTTCTCGTGTAAATCTTCATTAGTAAATCCAAATAAATCAATCCCAAATAAATCAATCCCAAATAACGCATTAAACTCGTCATTAAAAAATTTAATCTGGTTATTAGACCCCAAAGTTTTTGTATAGATATCCGTAATTCTACTTATATCATCGTGATAGGATTTTCTAAAATTTTTATCATATTTTTTACGAATTATAAGAGGGTGTTCTAGAGGATTAACTATACCTCTTATATTTATAGAGGCAGATATTTCACAACCACTATTCTCAAATATATCCTTGTTTCCTATATCTTTTAACTTTCCTATAATACTTTCAATTGTTGTTAATTCACTACCTTTCTTTAAAATTTTCTCATCTATTTCTTCAATATAACACTCGTGATACATCCTTATTTTATTGATATCTCTATTACCGCAAATAAGTATAACATTATCATTATTCTCTACTTTTAAATTCAGCATATTTAGTAGATTTCTAACAGTATATGCTCCACGGTCTATTAGGTCTCCAGTAAAAACAATAGCCTTTCTTTCTTTTTTTAGGTCTTTTGGAGTATATTCTATATCTAGTTTTTTGTCATTTGTATCAAACATCAGGTCTTTAATTTCTTGAGGCATATTACTTTCAATATCCGAAAAACAATATACAGTTGTACCCTCTGGAAAGTTATAAATGCCTAGATTTGGTTGTTGATGATGTTGGAGTTGGAATGGTTTGTATTCTTGTTGGTATGGTATTGCTATAGGAGAGAGTGCTGTTGCTTGCGTTTCTTGTTGGTATTCTAGGCGTGCTATAGGCGAGCGTGCTGTTGCTGTTTGTTGGCGTGCTATAGGCGAGCGTGCTGTTGCTGTTTGTTGGCGTGCTATAGGAGAGAGTGCTGTTGCTTGCGTTTCTTGTTGGTATTCTAGGCGTGCTATAGGCGAGCGTGCTGTTGCTGTTTGTTGGCGTGCTATAGGAGAGAGTGCTGTTGCTGTTTGTGGGCGTTTTTGTAGGAGTGCTTTGAATGCTATCATAGGTGTTTCTGTTTGTGGAAATGGTTGTCTTTGTTCGTATTTTATATGTGGTAGTACTTGGATTGCTGGTGGTTGGTGTTTTTGTTGCGTTGCTAGTCGTTTGCCTAAATGTTGCTGTTGAATTAATGTTAATTTGTTTACATTAATTTGTTGCTCTTGTTCATTTACATGGCGTGGATTTGCTAGTATTGCAATTCTTTTTTCACTTTCTATTCTTGCTTTTGCTGTTTGCGGGCGTCCCTTCATATTATTTATATCCCTGTTCTATAATATACTATATATTATATATAAAACATAAAAATAAAAAAACATATACCCTAGAAAAGGATATAAGCATAACGCATATATAGAATAGGCGAGGTATTAAAGAGGATAGGCATTTTGGAAATATAAAAATATATAGATACATACACATACACTATGACATCATATTAGCACATCCGCTTCGCCGCTTCGCTGCTACGCTTTGCTTGCTTCGCTTGCTTACTTTGCTTTCTTTTTCTTCGCATCTGTTTTAGCAACAGTTTCATCGTCAGCCTTAGCGTCCGCCTTAGCGTCAGCCTTAGCATCAGCCTTAGCGTCCTCTTTAACAACTACATCAACTACTACAGGAACCGTCGTAGCAACTACAGATGTTTCACTAGTTCCCGTCGCTCCAGCCGCTTCTTCCTTCTTTTTCTTCCATAAGTCAGCAATCTTAGAGAACACTTCGGGTCCTGTTAAAGACGGGTTCGCTTCTTTAACGATTTTAATGTGTTCTTTCATAAACAGTTGATAGCCATTAAGTTCCTTTTTAGGTTTATCAGTATCATCGCTAGTCTTAGCAACTCTCTTAGTCTTGCTATTTTCCGTAGCCTTTTTCATAGCCTCCTTGTAATAGTCGTCAATCTCCTTCTTAGTATTATAGGTATCAGGCATATTAGCCATCGCCTCCTTGATTTTCATAGAGATAGTAGTCATCTTGTGTTTGTTTTAAACTATACCTATTACAGAAGACACAATCAATTTTTATATTTTTAGAGTGTTTTTTTGGTATTTTTAATGACAAAAGGGGCTAATTTTTAATGACAAAAGGGGCTAATTTTTAATGACAAAAGGGACATATTATCATATCATATATCTAGTTCAAAATATAAAAATATATAACACACATATAATACATATCCTATATTACATAGCATTCGCTAGCATTTACGAACTATCAGCCGCAGCATCCGCAGCCGTTGCCTTAGTTTTTTTAGGTGCTTTAGGCTCTTTAGGCTCCTTCGGTGCCTTCGGTGCTTTTGGCTCCTTAGGTGCCTTCTCCTTCTTTTCCTTAACGACCTCAGTAGTATCGCTGCTATCGCTCTTGGCTTCGCTTTCCTTGTGTTCTTTCCAGAGTTCAGCAATTTTTGTGAAGATTTCTTCGCCAGACAATTCAGGGTAATCTTCTTTCACCTTAGGACGCTGCTGCTGGATAAACATCTGGTATTTATTAAGAGGCTTCTTAACCTTGACAATCTCGTTTCCGTCCTCATCAACCTCAACAGGCTTTGCTACCTTCTTGACACGCTCCTTTGGTTCTTTAGGCTTCGCCTTATCGGCAGCCTTTTCGGCTTTCTTCTCTTCCTTAACCTTGTCGCTGATATCCTTCATCGCCTTCTTGTAATACTCGTCAATCTCTTTCTTGGTATTGAGACTGTCAGGCATACTAGCCATCGCTTCCTTGATAAGAAGGCTAACATTAGCAGCGGTAGCAGCGGTAGCAGCGGTAGCGGCGGTAGCGGCGGTAGCGGCGGACATCTTGTAGAACTTTAAGTTTTTTAAAGTTGGAGTTGGTAGCGTATGTAGGTAGGTAGGTAGGTTTGTTAGAACCTTGTTAGAACTTCTAGAACTAGGATGGGTGTTGTTTATCCTTGCTTCTGTGGTTGGCTGTAATATAGTTTTTAATCTATCTAATCAATTTTTATCATAACCTTTGTAAAATAGGACAAATTAGTCCCATACCTATATCGGTTCCTACAAAAATAAAAAATATAAAAATAGATACCATATATGACACATATATATACATACACCGAAATATAACTTAGAATGGTATCGCCCATCTATCAAACATACTAGGATAGAATACTGGAGCAGCGGTAGCGACAGGAGCAGCGACAGAGAGAATATCCGGTTCTGTTGGTACAATAAGAGCGGGTGTATTAAGAGCGGTAAGAACAGCGGGTCCAGTAAGAACAGCAAGAGTTATGGGTCCAGCAGCGACAATTTTCATTTGGCTACGGGTCATCATCGCCTCTTTCTTAATATAAATAAAGAAACTTTTACCAATCATTTTTTAGTATTACAGAACATATCTTATACATATATAAATATAACTTCGCATACAATATTAATAGTAATATAGTAATAATGAATTTTGTGGGTATAGTGGTTAATAATGGGATTGGTAATCAATTGTTTAAGATTTTCACAGCCATCTCGTATTACATAGATAATAGCCAGAATTACATATTATATACGACTGGTGATATAGGGTATCGTAAATATTACTGGGACACCTTGTTTAGCAATATTAGCCACAAGACATCAAGCAATATAGAGATTACCAACAAATACGAGGCTCCCTATTTTCATTACAAGGAAATACCAGTTTATGACAAGGATACCGTATTAGATGGCTATTTCCAAAGTCATAAATATTTCCAGCATAATATCAACAAGATAAGGAGAATTATAGGTATTGACGAGAAAATAAATAATGTTTTAACAAAGTATCCCGAATACACCGCCAACAAAACCATAACCGTCCATTATCGTATGGGCGACTATAAGAACCTTAGTGCTTACCATCCCATCCAAAAGCCACAGTATTACATAGATGCCTTTAAAGCCTTGAGCGGAGCCAGCGAAGCCAGCGAAGCGGGCGTTGATATATATGACTATGACATCCTCTATTTTTGCGAAGAGAATGACAGAGATATGGCTAATGATTACAATAGGGAGATTAATGACGCTCTCAAGAAACTATATGGTAAAGATTTAAAATTTAAAAAAGTAGCAGATAGTATCCCTGATTGGGAACAATTGCTAATTATGACATCTTCTAAGCATTACATCATAGGAAACAGCACCTTCTCGTGGTTCGGTGCCTACTTGTCATCTGCTATAAATCCGGTTATCTGCTACCCGAATGAATGGTTCGGCGAACATTACAAAGGGACTATTACAGACGATTTGTTCCCTGACAGTTGGCTTAAGATAGGCTAGCGGCAGCGGCAGCGCTAGCGACGACAGCAGCGGTAGCAGCGATTACCATAAGTTCTTCAGCATAATTTGCGGACGGTGTCTCTAGGATTATGATAGGCATCTGTGTCTTTGGTTTTGTCGCTGGCTTTGCTGGCGTCGCTGGCGTCGCTGGCTTCGCTAACAGTTCTAAGAATTCTTTAATAGAACTGTGAGGGATTTTGCCTGCTGTATCAAACAGAGTTGCGTGTCTATCTACACGGCTACCTTTAGCGACCTTGCTATTATTGAGGTGTATAGCAACTAAATCGCTGGCGTTTCTGCTGGTAATCATAGTTAGGGCTTCGCACAATTCATAACCAGCCCCCCAGATATGTGCCGTATCTAGGCATATACCCAGATATCGTTTTTGTTCTACCGAGAATTGGTTAAAGAATTCTAGAAAATCAGTTAAGTCTGTTAAAAGTTCGGTGCCTTGTCCTGCTGGTGTTTCTAGAAGTATCTTAGCGTTTATTTTATTTTTCTGTAATTCTGCTATAACATATTCTAGTGCTATTCTCATATTTTCTAATCCATATTCGGGGGTCAGCGTCGTGTGTTTCCCTATATGAACGACAACACCAGAAGACCCGAGCAGATGCGAAATATACAACTCGTGTAATAGCAATTGTATCCACGCGCAATCTTCAATAGAAACAGCACGCTTCCCGTTCTTAAAATCTCGTGCGAGATTGATTGTGTATGAGGCGTGTATTACTGTGCGAAAGTTGTGTTTCGCCGAATATTCCTTTATATCATCGGCGATACTGAGGTAATTGTCTAGCGATACTAAGGCGGTGCTGCGAGGATTAGAGACGAACAGTTGTAGGCAATTTCCGCCATTTTTGGCGATTGTCTCCATAGTATTTAGGATGGTTTTCTCACGATTGATATGGGCTCCTAGATATATCTGGGACATTACTTAGTGCGTCTATTCCTTATATACTTAAATAGCAACAATCAATTTTTTAATCTTTTTTATAGATGTTATAGTAGAAGAAAGTATGTTAAATTCGGCGGCTCGCAAGAAGTCGCCTAAGAGGTCTCCATCTCCGTCCCCTAGAAGAATTACTAGAGCGGCGGCGGCAGCAGCAGCGGGAGCCAAAGCAGCCAGAGCGTCGTCTCCGTCATCCGCTAAAGCACCTAAAGCCGCAAGAGCCGCAGCGACCCCTAAAGCCGCTACAACAAGAGCCACAGCGACCGCTAAAGCCGCTAAAGCCCCAAGAGCCGCTAAAGCCGCAACAAAGGCTCCATCAAGAGCCGCTAAAACCGTAGCACTACCGTTATCGCCATCATCGCCAAAAGCCGCTAAAGCCGCAAAAGACCCTTACGATAATCCTTTCTGGTCTTCTTTAAATTATCAAGTTCCCGCTAAATTTGTAATGGATAGAGAAAGCCCCACGCCATTACCTAGAACTCTAGCAAAACACAAAGAATTTATTGTAGAATTAAAGAAGGTTCTTATTAATGAAAAGGTGATAGATAGAGATAGCCCGCAATTTAAGGGATTGCTAGCAGAACAGCAAAAATTTAATATGCAGTTTTTTAGATTAAAGCCATACAATATCATCTGCTTTGTTAAATGCGAATATGAACTATATGACAAGATGGCTCCACGAGTATTCCACAAGGGTAATAAAGAGCCCTATTACGGCAACTTTAAGTTCGTAAGTTTGCTAAGAAAAAATAATATGGATATGAAATGGTTCGGCGACAATATGCTATATATACATAAGAATAGGTTTTAATGAACTGTAAAAAATGAATATTATAAATATGTTATAATAATAAATATGTTTAAGATAATAATAGGTATCTTTGTATTGAAATGCGTATGCGACTATTTTGATAGATGGTATGCTGTGTATATTACGGCTTCATAATATAAATATTATTCTACAGGCTTCATAATGTCTTACTCAGCCGTCTCCTAAATTTATTTACCAGATATACCAGAACCTTCTTAGCAGGTTCTCCAGTAATCTCTTTGTTTATCTTTTCAATAAGATAGACAAAATCATTCTCAACTGTTTCTCTTTTTATACTCTTTCTATATGTTAGCATTTTACGCCATACTCTTTGTATCTTTATAATGCTTAACAAAGGATATTTGTAGTTTCTGTAATTTAGGATATTGGGTATATATTCAATAACAAACCTGTTGTAAAATATAGCAAATAGCAGGGTTTTAGAAGTTGTGTTGGTATATTTGTTAGTTCTAGAATTATTATTAAACCTATTTAGTAATACTATAGCATTATCTATACCGTAGTTATACACATACAATTCAATAGTTTTATTAGCCAACCTGTTTATATATTCTAGTATATGTTCTTCAATATCATTATTTAACCCTTTGTAATCTTCGCAAGAATGCCGTGGAAAGGTATCATAAATCGCCTCTATATGCCTCTCGTGCATCTGGTATCTCATAAAGTCGTAGTATGATGAATGCATATGCGGCGAATGCTGCGAATGCTGCGAATGCTGCGAATGCTGCGCGTCTATCAATTGTATATACCACATACTTAAGGATATATTAAATTATATTAAGGTATCTAAAATCAATTTTTGCGGACAGCCCCTTCGGGACAGCCCTTTACCTACGGACGACCTTCGTCTTATTTTTAGTCTGGTAATCAAATAGTTTGTATTTGTCTTTGTCGCTTTCTAGGGTCTGCTGTAGGACAGGGAGCATCGGCTGGTATTGCTGCTTCCAAGCCCCGTCGCTGTATTCAGGGCGTTTAAATAGACAACTCTTTTTGTTTATAGAGAACCCGCTTAATAACTCGTATTCGTCTCCCTTAAGTGCGTATATATCCCTATTGTAATTATTGTGATAATTGTAGATATCCATATTTATTCTGTCGGCAAATAGGTTATTTTGCTGTAGCGTATAGGCACTAGATAGCGACGACATACTCTTACACGATATGTCAGCACTTAAACGCTTAGGGTCATAGGTAGTGTTATAATCTACCTCAGCATATTCTTTCATTATCCTTTTTATCTTTCTTTACTTATAAATTATAAAAATATTTAAATATATATAAGGAGTGAATGTTGTATATTCTAAGCGCCGAAAATAAAAAGCAGGTTGGGGATGTGCTGAAGACATCGCCTAAGATAACCATATTTTATTACTGGGATATGTGCGGACACTGTGCTGCTCTAAAACCTACTTGGGAAAAGGTATGTAATAAATATAAGAATGCTAGAGGCTGCGATATATTGAATGTGGAGGCGACGCATCTTAAACATCTGCCTGTGAAATATAAGAAAGGTATTAATGGGTTTCCTACAATTGTGAAGTATAAGAAAGGAAAAAAAGAAGGCGAATACGACGACGAAAGAGTTTTAAAGAAACTTGATATGTTTGTTAAAGGTTAGATTAGATTGAGAAAGCAAAATATATATAAATATTACAAGATATATATAAATATATACAAAATACGAATTAAGAATAAGAATGACTGACGCTGCTGCCGCCGCTGTCGCTGCTGCCGATAATATTGTAGATAGCATCATAAATCAAGGGAAGACCGAGCCTACCGAGGAGGAACTAGAGACATTTAAGAACCTAGTGAATGACTGGTTTAAATACGACGACCAGATTAGGAAATTGATGATTGCGATGAAGGAGCGTAAGAATTACCAGCGTGTCCTCAATAACAAGATTGAGGAGTTTATGTTTAACTTTAAATACAACGACCTAAACACGGCACACGGGCGTATTAAAACGAATGTTAAGGAATGTATCGTTCCTATCAAGATGAACGACATAAAAACAAAGATTATCCAATATAAAGAGTTGTCCGGCGAGGAATTGTTGAAGCGGATTTTTGAAGAAGATAGACAGACAGTAATGAAGAAGAATATTAAGAGGATAATCCCTAAGGTATCGCTAACTATTTAGCGATGTGCGTCTAACGATTTAGCGATGTTCGTCTAACGATTTAGCGATGTGCGTCTAACGATTTAGCGATGTGCGTCTATTGTAATATACATTTATCTCTTTTAGACACCCTGCTACACTTGTGGGTATCCTCACATTCCCTAATGGTATCATACTCGTAATTGGTAGAATAGAAGGCGTTTTTAATATTATTTTTAATAATTGTATTACTACAGTTAGTACAAGGACGAGAGTATTTTAAAGGATTGTTAAAGCGGTCTGGACCAATCCTAACAACATATATATCGCATTCGCTAAGTATATGCTTATGTTTCTTGGCGATACTGGCGATTGCCGCTACTTCAGCGTGAATACTAAAATCCGCCATATAATAATTATATCCTGTGCCGATTATCCTGTCCTTATATACTATTATTGCTCCGTGCTTGTGGTTAAACATAGGCGACTTGATGGCGATTTTTGCGGCGATATTTAGGTAATACTTCTGCTTTTCGCTAGATATACGAGCACATACGCTATCTATACACTCAAAATAATTGGAGGCGTAGTAGCCTGTCCGTGCGGAGTGTGCGGAGTGTGCGGACTTATTCATAATTCTTTTAGAGACAGTAGCACCACGCAGCGCATTTCTATCATCTACCATAATTGCTTTATTTATATAAGTAGCGTAGCGGCGTAGCGGCGTAGTTAAATATAGGCGTAATTATTTATATAAATTTTGTCTTGAGACACTATGTAATATTATTTTTTAGATTAGATGTTGATATAAAAAAGAGAATATCATATATAATGTATATAGGTATATGCTATTGGTATTTGCGATTGTCTTGGTATTGCTAATGCTACTAGATACTAGATAGCAGGTGATTGGTTGTTCTCTTCTAACTCGTGTTCAAAGCACAGGTTATGAACTATCAGGTTGTTTGTTCGTCCCACACGCTGTGCTCTGCCTATCGCCTGCTGCTTATCTACAGCCATAGAGTGAAATATGATAACATCCGTCGCATAATTAATGTCAATACCATATCCGGCGTATTGCGTGGTTAATAAGATAACATTAATAACGCCGTTTCTAAAGTCCTTCAGCACATTCATCATATGCGAGGTGTTCCCTTTTAATTCGGCAAAGGTTATATTATTAGATACCAGTATTTTAATAATATTGGTGAATACATCTACTCTGCTAAACACGATGAACTTGCCCTCAGGTTTATTTTTAATGATTTCTAGCAAAGTATCCTCTTTGTTAAGGATACCTCTTCCAATCTTACTGATACCTTCACAGACAGGTGGGGCAATTTCGTTTGTAATCTCGTTCTTGATGCTAACAATTGCCGTTAAGTTCTCGGTGCTCCTGATTTCCGCCCGACAATCAGGACATCTCTTGTTAATGGCGTTATGAGCGTTATGCGAATGCTGCGAATGGGCGTTGAGGAACTTGAATAGACAGCCGCCGCAGAATATATGCGTACATTCTAATATGATAGGCTGTGTCACATTATCCAAGCAGATAGAGCAGATTTTGCTGTTAATTTCCGTAATCCGCTCAGTTAAGTCTTTAATCTTCCCTTCAATAATGGTGATTTCGTTGTCAATCGTCTTTAGGCGGTTCGCTTTGTTCTCTTCTAATATGTCTAGCCCTGAGATATACTCACGCTCCTTCTGCTTATTAGAGAGGTTCTTATTCATATCGGCACAAATCAGCGTAGCGATGCCTTCCTCGGTCTCATTCTTGCCTCCCAAGTCTTTAATAGCCCCTGAGATATCGTTGGCGTTGATTTTGTCTAATATAGAACTGTTGATGTATTTCTTGATGATTTTTAGATACTTAGACATTTTACAGAGATGGTAAAACTCAATAATAGGCGGTATCTTGAAACTCTCCTTTACAAAGTCCTTATCGCATTTAACCAAGATGTAATTGATGTAATCCTCTCTAAGGATATCCTTGATATTGTAGTATTGCGAGTAAGACGACGAAGATATCCTATTACACATATTAAAGTATGTGCCGCTGATTAGCCACACGAATAGGTAGTTGAATATCTCAATCTTGTTGATGATGTCGTGACACTCGTCTATCATAATGCGTTTCCAGTTATATATGAAATACTTGGTATTAGATACAGGGATATTATAGTAATCTAGTAATCGGTCAAGCGTCGTGTTTTTAATGAGAACGACATCAAACTGGTTAAAGTAGTTGATGATGTCTCGCTCATTATTATTAGTGATTGCCGGCAAATTCTTTTTAATGAAATTCAGGTCTTCTATAGCGATATACTTGAGGTCTGTAGCATCCTTTAAGGTTTTCTCCCACTGCACATAAACGGGTCCTCGTGGAACTATGATGAGCGTTGAGTTAATCATATTGTCCTGATTAGGCAGGTTTAAATTTGCGGTTTCTGCTGTGAAATAGTTGTATGCCTTATTACTGTGGAAACTATGAACTTTCTTGGTGTTAATATGAATGTTGTCTAGCGGATTGTGAGCGATAATAGAGAGGGCTGTTAGCGTCTTCCCATAACCGACGATATCCCCGATAATACCGATATTGGTGGATATCTTCATAGTATGCGGGTTATTCCTTACGCTAGTTACGCTAGTTACGCTAGTTACGCTAGTTACGCTAGTTACGCTAGTATCCCGTGTTTTATATGTGATTGAGCCGATATTTTCCATATAGATTGCTTTGTAAAGACAGGCTAACTGATGAGGCTTAAGGATTTTCTTGATTTTCGTGGGTTGCCCGCATCTCAAAGAATTGCCGTCTAGTTCAATATCATAAGTTAAAATATTATTTTCGGCTGAAGACATTTTATGATTTTAGGCTATTATTATTTATAATATATATATTTTATATCAATTTTTATATTTCCCTCAATCTAACAACGCCTAAAAATATATAAGAATATTAATATTATACTTAGTATAATAAGAGAAATGACAAGCGACGATAATGCGGTAGTTGATGCGACAGCGGTAGCAGCGGTAGCAGCGGTAGCAGCGGTAGCAGCGGTAGCAGCGGTAGAAGCGGTAGAAGCGGTAGCGGATGCTGTAGCGGATGCTGTAGCGGATGCTGTAGCGGATGCTGCGGATGCTGCTGAGGCTCCTGTAGCAGCGGTTGAGGTTCCTGCTGAGGCTCCTGTAGCGTCTGTTGAGGCTCCTGCTGAGGTTCCTGCCGAGGTTCCTGCTGAGGCTCCTGTTGAGGCTCCTGTTGAGGCTCCTACTGAGGCTCCTGCCGAGGTTCCTGTAGCAGCGGTTGAGGTTCCTACTGAGGCTCCTATTGAGGTTCCTGCTGAGGCTCCTGTTGAGGCTCCTGTTGAGGCTCCTGTTGAGGCTCCTGTTGAGGCTCCTGTTGAGGCTCCTGCGGAGGTTCCTGCTGAGGCTCCTGTAGCGTCTGTGGAGGCTCCTGCTGAGGCTCCTGTATTTCCTACGCTACCGCCTACGCTACCGCCTACGCCGCTTCCAGTTCCAGTTCCTAAAGTTAAGAAGATTGTCTTTGCTCTTCCTGGGGATAATTTTAGTTCTAAGTTTTTAATTTCTTGGACGGCTACTATTAGCAAATTGTGGGAAACAAGGAAATACGACATTATGATTTCTCCAGCAACTGGCTCGTTTGTTCCTTTTGTAAGAATGACAACCCTAGGTCTTGATGTGCTACGAGGACAAGACCAAAAGCCATTCGGCGGACAGCCTTTTGATGTATGGATTACTATTGACAGCGACATCGTATTCACTTACGAACAAGTAGAAAAATTAATAGAGGCGACTGAAGAACACCCAGTAGTCGCTGGAATGTATAGGATGGCTGATTTGACAAATTATGCCTTTGTTAAGGACTGGGACACATCCTATTTTAAGGCTAACGGCACCTTTAAGTTTATTAAGCCCGAAGATATTGAGGTATGGAAAAAGGAGACTGAATTTAATTACTTTCCAGTCGTTTATAGCGGTATGGGGTTTATGGCTATTCGCAAAGAGGTCTTCGACAATCTTAAATATCCCTATTTTGACAGCGATGTAGTAACTATTCAGGCTGACGACGGCACAGTAATTCGTGATATTTGTAGCGAGGATGTTAGTTTTTGTAAGAAGATTACACAGGCAGGCTACCAGATTATGGTGAATACTGATATCCGTGTGGGACACATTAAGTCGCTGGTAATCTAGATGTATCTAGAAAATAAAATATATTAGATATAGATATGATGCTAGGAACAGATTTATTTAACAATCTATATTGGCTCGTTGAATATATAGGATATTCTAACTTCGTAATATTGATTGTTATCCTGTATATTCTATATTATCTATTGTCATCTACCTTTATGTTTGTTATGTTTATTCTCTTGGGTATTATTATTGGTCTATACATCGGCTACTATATGAAGACAGCGTAGCAGCGTAGCGGCGTAGCGGCGTAGCGGCATTACTATTTATTTTTTGACTTCAATACTATTGTTTTGAACTGCGACGCTAGCGCTAGCGCTGCTTGATGAGGGAACTATAACAGGTTCAGGGACGGCTACAACAGCGACCGCTGGGGCTACTGGTATCTCTGGTGCTGCTGGTATCTCTGGTGCCGCTGGTGCTGCTGGTATCTCTGGTGCTGCTGGAACGGCTACTGTGGATGCTGCGACAGCGGATGATGCTGCGGATGCGGTGGATGCTGCGGATGCTGCTGGTATCTCTGGAGCGGCTGGTGCTTCTATAACAGGTTCTGGAACTGCTAGCACTTCAGGACTTTCATTTCTACTAAATGACGATGAATAAGGAATAAATGAAGATAACATAGATGAAGAACTAGCGTCATTAACGGGACTAGTTTCTATATAAGGCTCTTGAATATCATTAATATCATTATAAGGGACTTCGGCATTTGCGGCATCGGCTTCGGCGTTAATATCTTCAGTTCCTTCAGTTGTCTCTGTAGTAGATGTGGAACTTCCAAATATAAACCAATATACGATACCTAGTATCAGTATTATTACTACAAAGATAGCAATTCCTATAAACACCCATTTTAAAGTATCCATTAGATTATTCTCAAATTTTGTTGCTTCTTCACTAGGCTTCTTATCTTCTTCTTTTGGAGGCGTCGTAGGCGTCGTAGGCGTCGTAGGCGTAGTAGGCGTAGCGGTAGCAGGAGGCGTAGTAGGCGTAGTGGTAGCAGGAGGTGTCGTAGGTGTAGCGGTAGCAGGAGGTGTCGTAGGTGTAGCGGTAGCAGGAGGCGTAGCGGTAGTCGCTGCTGTCGCTGCTGTCGCTGCTGCTACCTGCTGTGTGTATTTTTCTAAAGTTTTTATTGATTTTTTATGTAAGATAAATTCTAGTTTATTTATAACATCTTCTATATTCATTATTATAAAATTTATAAGTCTTCTATATTAAGATTTCAATAAAAAAAATATGATTTTCTTCATATTTTATTAGATACATAAAATATTAATGAATATAGTTAAGCCTGTTTATGTGTATAAATGGGTTAATAGCAAGCAGCCTATTAAATATGTCTTTGACCCTTCCGCTTCCGCCGCTTCCGCTGCTGCTTCCGCTGCGGACGCTTCTATAATAGTCATCAAGGAGCCCATATATCAAGACAGTAGCAAAGAAGACGCTATGAATAAGATAGCGTATTATATAAATAACGCTAGTGCCGCTGCTGGTGCCGCCGATAAAACCCCGTATTACGCTTGGATTAATAAGGAACCTTTCTTGTTTGATATTACTGGCATTAAGTGGAAGGGTTATGACATTAACCCTTTTAAATCTACGGACAGGAAGGCGGACGACATAAACTCTTTACATAAGGATTATGCGAAGTCTAAGGAATTGTTTGAGACAACTGATGGGATTAATATTGTTTTAAAAAGCGATTTTAATGAGGACATTAAACACTACTATAATAATATAAGGTTTAAGTGTAATAATTATAGGGCGGCTACAGACCAAAAGGTTGGTGAGTTATACAAGGTTAGGATTGCGAATACCAAGAAAGTCGCCGAAGAATATTCCAAGGTGGTATTTGCCGCCAAAATCCCCGATATGCATTCGCTCGTCATCTTATTTGACAAGTTGTCCGCAACGCGTGAGATACAACTAATCCAATATATTACCAGCCTAAACAAGGCGTTTTACAAGTTATACAAGAGACATACCTTTAAAAACCGCAAAGAACTCTCACGAATATTTAAAGAGCCTAATGATACCACCAACAAAGACAAAGAATATATTAAGATATATGCTACAAAACGCATTTTTATCACAATCTATCCTACAGGTATCATCCATTTAACCTTCAATTACCAGATAGACCGAGGAGCCGGACTAGCCGATATACTAAAGCAAAAAGACAAACTGAACGAATACATAAACAAGGTGCTAAATATCAACATAGTATTTAAGGAAAAGTATGTGAATGCCCGCATAAGATATAATGTATATAAGGCGACGACAGAGAGTTTGCGTCGGGAGGTTGGAACATCTACTATATTCGTAGGGGCGAAGGATAAGGACGGTAAGGTTGGTGTCTTTTATTACTATAAGAGGACTGCTAATTACGAGGATAAAAGAGCGATTGAAATAGACAATATCAATAATACTAAACAGGGTGCGAATATCGCTGATATCCTAGATGCCCTTATTATAGTTAAGAAAGAGGCTGGTGGTTTTATGTTTGATGTTAAAAATATAAAGTCATTCTTTGAATTTGAATGCTTAGAATATTGGATATCTCGTATAATAGAAAGTTCAATTAATGAAAAACAATCAACTGAACCGGAACCTATAACTGCTCCTGTGGTTCCTAGCAGTAAGGGCAATAGTGATAGCGGTAGCGGTAGCAGCGGCAGCGATAATATATATAAAGGGCTGCTAAATAATTATGCGGATGGTTCTAGTGGTTCTAGTGGCGGCGCTTTAGCGAACGGCTACGCTTTAGCGAACGGTGGCGCTTTAGCGAACGACGGCGATGACAATAAGAACTATTTAATAAAAAAACTAAAGATTGCTGACAAAGATATATGGGCTAATGATAATAAAGCCCGTAAATGCCAAAAGAAATTCCAGCCACTACCATTATCTAAAGAAGAATATGAAGACTTAGAAAAACGAGGTTATAAGTTTGCTAATTCTATGGTTTATAATAAAACCTCCTATGTTTGCCCTCGCATTTGGTGCCCTAAAAGTAATGTGCCTCTAGACGAAGCAAGCGCAGGCGCAGCAGGCGCAGACGCTAAATGTCCTCTGGCTGACGAAAAACCTATACTAATGAATAACAAAGATAAGGGAAATTATGTATATTTAATAAAAAATCATAATGTGCCTTGCTGTGGTATAAAACCGCCTAAGGTTCCTAAAGAGCCTAAGCAAAAGAAAGCCGCTAAAGCATCTCCTAAAGCATCTCCTAAAGCGTCGCCAACACAGCCTAAGTCTCCAGATACTCATAAACATTCGCCTAAGTCGCCTAAGTCGCCTAAGTCTCCAGATACTCCTAAGCAGTCGGCGAAGCCCGATAATGACAATTTAAATCATATTATGAAAAAGTATCCTATAGATAAAAAAGATAGATACGGGGACATACCTGAGGAACTGTATAAGATATTGTATCCAAAAGATTACAAGAAGTATCTAAATAAATGTAGTTCTCCTAATAATATAAATAAGGAGAAGTGTATATTTAGGAGAGGTCTAATAAATATAGAGGATATACCCAAAGAGTATGATAACATAATTAATACGATAGCGTATTTAGTCGGCGAGACGACTAAGCCGATATTCATAGAAAATGTTAAGAATAAGATGGATATTTTAAAATATATATCTCTTGATAATGGTAATGTATGTAAGGATTTTGGCGATTATGAGCCGGTATTATACGAAGATAATAAGAGGCTTTATGAGGATTTAAAAGCCCATATAATTACCAAGAACCTCAATATTGTGTTGCCTGATGTGCCTAACAAAGATGCTAGCGAAGCCGAAGAATACAAAATCTCTAGACTTCTATATATTTATAAGTCATACATAACATTTATAGAATACCTCTCAGCCGACAACTATCCTGAAGACAAGGGCATCCAGTATCTTTATAGTCTAGTCGCTTTGGTATATAAGAGGCTGCTGATTGTCTGGGAAATTACTATAAATACAAGCAGTAATGTCCCTAGCGTTGATTTGGTAGTCCCTGAATATGCTAATGATATTATAGGGTATTACGAAGGATTACAGAAGAAAAAGGACGGCGGCGGCGATGCTGAGATATTGATGATACTGAAGGAAAAGTGGGTTGTTAATGGTAGCAAAGAGGAGAACAAGAAAAACAAGGATAACAAATTATACGAGATAATGAAAGACCGTGATAATATCTATTTCTACGAACCTCTAGTAATAAAACAAATTAATAATGCCGAGAAAAAGCATTACACCTTAAGCGAATTCCCAAATATAACTAAGATAATAAATTATAAGCCCGCTAATAATATTCTAAAGCATCTAAAGCATCTTGATAACAATATAAAAGACGATACAAAGGCATATCGTTTTAACACCATAATAATTAACGACAATTATACGATTGACAAGATGATGCTAGCAAATGGCGTTATAATCCGCTTTAAACCTCACGGCTCCCTAGTGCTACCTTATTTAATGAAAGAACTGAATATTAAAAATGTGGTATTCGTTGATGACATTTATAATGGTAGAGAAATAAAAACCATTAACCATATATACGCAACATTTTTAGAAAATATAAATAAACTGAATAAGGCTGAGAAGACACTTAATATTACCGTAGATATTGGTGAGATTATTGAAATTAATAACATACAAACGAAAAGCGTTCATAGACAGCCTATTACGGGAATTGCCGCTGCCGCCGCTACCGCAGCCGCCGAAGGGCAAGTAATACTTTATGGAAAGAAAGGGGTGTATGAAGAATATGATAAGAAGAATGCTAGGGATATAAAGGAATGGTATCGTCTAAGACTGCTAGTAAAGGATAGATTAGAAGCCTTGCTAGAAACTAAAAACAATAAAATTGCTGAATACTCTAAGAAGTCTCGTGGCGAATTCATTAAATGGCTTGTAGGCTTATTTGATAACGGGCAGAGCCCACAGAGCCCTAGCGGTACCGCAAAGATACAAGTAATATTAGAGGAGATACCAGTATTCACTAAGGACGGTATAAATAATTGGTATGCTAGCACTCTTTTACACACTAAATATGACTATATTAATGGTCTGTCTGACAACTTCGTCAATAACAACGATGGAACCGAACTGATATTCACACAATTTTTAATAAAAAAGAATATACCTAAGAGCATTCTTTATTATCACGATGCAAATCCTAGAATAATAGAAAGAGATAGCGGTGATGGCGGCGTGAGCGGTGATGGCGATGACGACGGAGGCGACGGTGCTATAGTTAATTATGAGGACAGCAAGAAGGAGAAGAGCGGCAGTAAGGGCAGTAAGGGAAGCCGAAGCGGCAAAACAAGCCCAAAAGCAGTCGCCAAGATACCTTCTATGTTTGAAGGAGAACTGAAACCCCTTAGTTCTAAATGGATAAAATATAAGAAGAGGATATGGTATCACATAAGATATGTGAAGAATACCTATACTCCTAGTAATATTATAGAACTCTTTAATTACTTAAAGGCACTAGACAATAACCTCGTGAATGACTACAACGATGTTATAGAGAAGACATTCAAGTATTATAAGAGTGTGTTTAATAAAAATAAAGATGGTAGAGGCGAAGATACTAATAAGGTTAAAGATGTATTTAAAGACCCGCATTTTTACACCTCCTACATAAACGCTATGAACCAACTTAATAACACTAAAAAGGTATTCAAGAATGTTGAATTCTTTTTAGAAAACTACTTTTATACCAGCAGCGTTAATGAAAGGAATAAGATATTAAGCCATTTAGAGACATCAGGCTCTTATGTCTATCATCCTAACGATACCACCTTTTTTATGATGTCTAAGGTTCTTAACATCTCTATATTTATTATAAATAGTAGAGTAGAATATGGTAAAGCCGTTGATGTTAGCAAGCGTGCCGACGACAAGGACTTATCTATAACCACGACTATATTTAAGGCTGGTAGTAGCGGCGGTAGCGGGAGCAACAGCGGCAAAGATAGCGGTAGCAGAAGCGGCAGCGGGAGCAGCGGCAAAGTATTAGAAAGACCCTTAGTAATACTTTATAGACACAAAGACAAGACACAACTGAACTACTATATTATCCGCAATCCACAAAACAACGACATTATATACACGGAGTTAAAAGACGCTCCTGAAGAAATTAAGGCGAAGGTGGTGAGTGCGAAGAGGATGAGTGCGTATTCGTCGTCTAGTAGCACGCAGACTAGTGAGTTATAGTTCCTCTGTCGTCCCCTTAATATACTATAATAATCCTTTATATAAAAATAATATATTCTAGTATATATAAATGCGTATTGGAAATAATATTAATAATTTAAATTCATATTATGATGGATTTGCAAAACTTTTAGAAGACCAAAGCGAAAGCGAAAAAACCGACGATTTAAACACTTTAATAATTAATTGTAATACAAGAATAGCCCAATTTACACATTTATTGAAATTAGAAGTAGAACTTAAAACAAATTTTGAAAAACTAGTAAAAGGCAAACAAACACAGCAATTAATAAAAACAGATAATAATTCCCTACAATATAAGATGGATTATATAAAAACATATTATAATAATCCTGACAATTTGAAAGGTATAATTACAGAAAAAGTAGATATAGATGATGATAATAAGAATGTTGAATTATATATACTTACAGAAAAGCAAGGTAAAGATTATAATTATTCAACTCATTTTATACTTTATGATAAAGACACCAAAGTACTTTATTATGGTTATACTAGTTTTATAGGACGAGATAAGAATGGCTATACTTATTATAATGTAATAGATAAGGTGGATGATAATTTAGAAGAACCATATCTAACATTACTAAATGACTTATACTTTAAAATATTAAATCCCCAACCTGATACAACATCGGCTCAGCCAGAACCGATCCTTCCACAAGATATGGCAGAAAAAATATCAACTTTAGATGGAATAAAAAAAAATGTTGCTAATGGATTAAGAAAATTGTCTGATATTATAGAAGCCCAAAGAACCAAATCATCCACCGGCGGTAGCAAGAAAACCACCTACAAATTGAATGGCGAAAAAGTAGTATTATTACATAAGAATAAGAAAGTCCAGCGAAGCATCTATGTTAAGGGTAATGGGAAGACTAAGTATTGTAAGATAGACCATCAATATATTTTACTTAGTAAATTAAAAAATAAGATACAATAATAAAATAATAATATATACATCGCACCGCTTACGCTGCTTACGCTCCTACTTAATAACCACCTTCTGTTGCGGCAGTTTGTAGCATTTGCTCTTCTTAACTTCTTTTTGGTTAATGATTATTTGTAAATCATCATTCGTGTATGTCTCTTCAGGCTGCTCGTCCTCAGGGATAATCTTCAGTTTATCCGCAGCCGCCACAGGCTTCGCCTTAGCCGTATCCCCCATATTCTTTAGCAACTCCATCATATGCTCTTCGTCAATCAGGATACGGCTATCGCCTGTCCCGCAAGGCGGCTGCTGTCCCAGCATAACATTAGCAGATACCCCATTCACCTTGTCATACTCGGCGAATATGCTAGCGTTTATAAGCATATCCGTGCTCTCCTCAAATGACGATTTAGCAAGTGGTCCAATATCTCCACGATTAATCCCGTGCCTGTCAATAGACATCAACTGTCCCTTGTAGGTCATCGTGTCTATCAGCAAAGACATATGCCGATAATTCATAGAGCCCTCCGACACCACCGCCAGCAACTCCTTGTATAATGCGTGGCGGGACGCTTCAATCCCTAGCGTCTCGTAGATTTCCCGAATATCATTAGAGACGGTGCGGACAGTATCTATGTTCGGGTTAGACAGGATATCTATGAGGTTTGTGCCGTCCGTATCCAGCACCCACTCTAATATCGTGTCAAACTTGTTGGTCTCGTCGTTATATCTGGTATAATTCTTTTTATTCAAGGATACTTTGCGTATTCCCTTGTATCCTTTTAGCAATACCTGATATACGATGTTGTGCTCTATCGCCTTAATCGTCGCTATCTGGTCTTTCTCATCAATCCCTTTAAGCGCCTCCTCAGTAATCTTCACCCTGAATATACACTCCTCAGCATTATCATCGCTATATACACAATCAATATACTTGTCATACGACGACTTCAACTTGGTATATACATCTATCATCTTCAGCCCAAAGGTATTCATCTTCTCCTTGTCAAATACTAGCCGCAATACCCACGGACATACAGGGCGGGTCTTGCTGATATTGTCGTCAATCTTCTCAAACTCCTTGTAGATATTCATAATTCCCACATCCTCCGCTATGTTTGTCTCGTAATACTCGGCAGTATCCCAGTATATCTCGCTATACTTCAAGATGTCGCTGAGTTTCGTGATTTCTATAGAGTTCTTAATGTTAATCGCATTATTCTTTGTTATGTCAATACGAGCGTCATTAAAATCGCCATTCTCGTCTTTTAGCGGATTGATGACACAGGATACATCGTGCTTCATATAGATAATTAGCGTCGGCGTCTTGGTCTTCTTGGTCGCCGAGAGAATTTCCTTCAATCTCGGGACACCTGAGGTAGCCTTCACAGCAGCCGCCGTTCCAGACACATGGAACGAATCAAGTGTCATTTGTGTTCCCAACTCGCCGATTGTCTGTGCCGCAATTATACCCACCATATCCCCAGGTTGCGCTAGCGCCTGATTGAAATACTCGTATATCTGCGAAACAATCCAATCAAAGGTCTCTATGGAGAAATGAAAGTGCGTGATGAGTTTCTTGGGGTTCAAGTGTAGCCGCAGCAATATATGGAAATACAGCATTCCCTGAACCTTGTCCTTCACATACAAATCGGCTTTAATCTTCTCTATCGCATTCAAGACATAATCGGGGTATAAATCCGTCTTAATCTTCTTGATATTGAGAGCCAGCAAGCGCTGATGGGCGATATTGATAATCCTGTCAAACGGTATAGGATAATTGATAATATACTTTTTCTCGCTATTAAACACCTTCTTAATAAGGAACTCCTTGTCGGCTAGCATCGCCTCGTAATGCTCGCCGCATCGCTTGTATGTATCGGCGTTAATCGTCTTAAACGCCTCTTCCGTCATTTGGATATCCAGATGTTCGGTGTTCTTCAGGTTATACTCATTATCCAACTCTATATTATTCTTGTTAATCGTGTTGATAAACTGCGTCTCTATCTTACACCCGTCCATCCCGTCTTCGCCGTATATATACTGGATGATAGAGCCTGTCGCCGTCCGCACAGTATTGTCGTAGTTAATCTTGCTGTCCTCCATCGCCTTCACTAGTCGCCGCTGAATATAACCGGTTTCTGAGGTTTTAACCGCCGTATCAATAAGCCCCTGACGCCCTCCCATAGCGTGAAAGAATACCTCTTGCGGCGTTAGCCCGCTAATAAAACTGTTCTTCACAAATCCTCGTGCCTCGGGACCATCGTCGTATTTAGTGTAGTGAGGCAGCGTCCTGTCCGTAAAGCCATAGGTAATACGCTTACCATCCACATTCTGCTGCCCGACGCACGCAATCATCTGTGCTACATTAATCTCCTTGCCTTTGGAGCCGGCTTTAACCATATTAATCATCCGGTTATTGGTATCGTCAATCTGGTTTAAACTGATTTTGCCGACATTATTTGTGGTCTTGTCAAGGATGGCGATAATTTCCCGCTCAATATACTCCTCGTTGCTAAAGATACTGTTGTTATCTATGATACCACGGCGAATATCGTCCAACTTGTCGTATGCTAGGTTCTTCATCTCCTTAATCTTGTTCTTCAGCGTCTCCTCAGTCTTCTTGTCGGGCACCAAATCGCTGATACCGACGCTGAAGCCCGAGGTTAGCAGCCAGCGGCATATCAATCGCTGGGTATTATCTAGAAACTTTCGCACTTCAAATGGTCCGTAATCGTGGTAGATAACAGGAATTAGCCCTGTGGAGATATCGTGGAATATCTTTTTATCCAGAGAGCCTGAGTTGGCGGCTAGCACACTATTATTAACGATGAACTGCTCCTCCTTCTTGTTCTTCAGGTTAATAAAGAGGTTCGGTGGTAATATCTGGGAATACGCCTCCTTGCCCGAATACATATAGTTATCGTCGGGTTTGTCAAGTTTCCCCTTGAAATAACTATTAACCATCTGGATATTTGCTAGCGTCTTATCCTGTATCCTCGTATAATCCTTTGTTAATCTGTAAGAGCCCACGAGCGTATCCTGAACCACCTCAATAATCGGCTTACCATCACGAGGAGCCAATATCATATACGGCACAGCAGCAATATCCATCAACTCGCTCATCGTCTGGATATTCTGCGGGCAATGCAAGTTCATCTCGTCTCCGTCAAAATCCGCATTATATGGCGGCGTATCTAGGACATTTAGGCGGAATGTCTGGTAAGGCATAATAACCACCTTATGACACATCATAGACATCTTGTGTAGGGACGGCTGTCTGTTAAACAGGATGAAGTCGCCGTTTGTCAAATGCCTATGGACGATGTCGCCATTCTCCAGTTCAGCGGCATTCTTCTCACGCTCTATGGAGTGCTTTAGGTTGATGGTGCGCGTGCTCTTTTTAATATACTTAGCCCCGGGCCATCGCTCCGACCCGTTCTTCACCAACTCACGCATTTTATCTATGTTATAGTCATTCACCACCTCAGGGAATGTGATATTCACGGCGACTTTAATAGGGACGCCGAGTTCATCTATAGAGATATAGGGGTCTGGCGTAATTACCGAGCGTGCCGATTGGTCTACACGCTTGCCGTTAAGATTACCACGAATTCTGCCTTCTTTCTTCTTCATACGGTCAGACACCGACTTCAGTTTGCGTCCGTTTCTTTGCTGTGCGGGGGCAAGTCCAGGCATCTGGTTATTGATAAAGGTGAATACATGGTATTGTAATAACATAGCGACATATTTAATGGTATCCTCCGATGCCCCTTTACAAATCTTTTCCGACAGTTGCTTATTTGTCTTGATAATGTCGCTCAGTTTATGCGTTAAGTCGTCTTCACGCCGCTGTCCGTTCTCTTCAATAATACTAGGACGCACCGCTGGCGGAGGAACAGGCAAGACGGTGCATATCATCCATTCAGGTCTGTTCCATTTTGGATTAAACCCCATCATCTCCACCTCCTTTTCGGTTATTCGTGAGAATATCTTGAGGATGTCTTCGGCGGTAAATTCTTGAACCACTTTGTCAGTAGCCTTGTCGGCTGCCTTGTCTCCATTCTTATTTGCGGGCTGCTTTCTAGCGTCTTTCCATTCCGCAATAATCTTCATAGAGTTCTCTTTAACATACTTGGTAGGCTGGACGGCACCGCAACCAACCGTCCCGTCATCCCCGCAAACACGAATTTTAGTAGTGGTATTACAGAGTTTAAAGTATGCCTCCCATCTTTTCTGGTTATTCTTGATAGACAATATCCTTTGCATATCGTGCTTGAACTCCTTGTCGGTATCTGCGGATATCAAACATTTAGAGCACTTATAACATACGCAGTTAAGCAGTTTCTTAACGATATCAAAGAACATAGCGTGGAATACTGGCTTCGCTAGTTCTATGTGCCCGAAGTGTCCGGGGCAAAATATGTTCTTCTGCTCGCAGGTACAGCATATACGGTTGTGCTCTAGAACGCCCATACGCGAATCAAATAAACCGCCGACGATTGGTTCGCTTCCAGCATAAGTGTCGGTTTTTGTAATCTCCACGACAGACCTATTGCGAATTTCTTGAGGACCGAGGACGCTGAATTGTATTCCGCAAACATCTTGAATTTCTACCTTTTGGTCGTTGTAGGACAGTTCGGGATAAATTGACATATCTCTTATTAATAGTAGTTAAAATAAGTCGCCTTATGCTTAAACTATTTTAAGATAAAAAGAAATCAATTTTTTACAATTTTCTAATAATAACTTGCTGATTAATGAATAAAACCTTGATTTTGTCAGCGTATAAATGTATAAAAGCGTCAATCGCTGGCTTCGGGTCGTCAATATCCTTTTTAGAGCAAGTCCAAAGGTAATCGTCAAATATCATCAATCCGCCTTGTTTCAGCAGAGGTAGTGATAATACGGCGTCTTCCATTACAGAAGATGCTCTGTGGTCTCCGTCAATATAGACGAAGTCAAATTGTCCGTCGTCGCCTTTGTTAAGGTTGGCTCCGCAAATGCTAAGATGTTTAAGGGCTACTTGGCTTCTGTTTTTCATCACTTTAACCTTGTCGCCAAACCTATACATATTATGCGAAAATGTTTCAAATAGATTTTTAATATCGTCCTTAAAATGTTCGTGGTGTTCCACAGAGCCTTCAAATGTATCAATACAGGTGATAGATGATGAATTGTGTGTCAAGATGTTTTCTAGCAGCCAGACGGCGGCTCTCCCTTGATAACTACCAATCTCTAGGAAGCGAAGATTAGGCTTCCCTTTGTAATGGTTTAAGTAATTCCCCCATAGCAAGATATGCGGCGAGAACCAATCAACGGTGAATATGTAGTCTTGTGGAACTGGATGCGTATGCGACGGGTATTCTTTATTCATTTCTATATTATTATATGCGTTCTCTTATATATATTTTATGTGGGTTGTTAGACAATATGCTAAGAATACATATAAGGATAACGGGTATATTATAGAGGGAGCGAGGGGGCGAGGTCATATGTTGATATCCATTCTCCATTAACTTCGCAATAGCATTTAGTCCACGCATTATTTTTGGGAGTTCTATCAGGACGCTCAGTTGCGTAATGATTTGTTGTAAATTGGTTGAGAGATAGTGCTTCGCCATTATATACTATCTTATCAATTGATGAATTATATGTTCCTTCCCAAGTATTGTTTATACCTTCTTTAACTATCGTGTGTCTAATGCGTTGCCCGTCTGTAAAGCATTTTTTCGTATCACGGCACTTTTCAACTTTAAGACTTGTTTTTACTTGTCCTGATATAGTATCAGGAGCATAATCGTCATTATCATCATTATCATCATTATCATCATTATCATTACTATCATTACTATCATTACTATCATCATTATCAGTATCTTCAAGTTTGCTATGTTCTACCCACATTTCACCATCAATTAAGTTAAAGAAGCATAGAACTTCTTCAGTAGAAGTACGGAAAAATTCCTTATTAGGAATACGCTCTGTGTATTTTTCCAGAAGAATATGTAGTGTTTTTTCTTTATTAGAAGGATTATATACTTTCTTCGCAAATTCAATCTTAAAAGGTGTAGGCATAAAAGTATTACGAACATTTGCCTCTTTTAATCTTATTTCTGGTGTCCTTTCAGTCATACCTATTTTAAGAAGACCAGGCATAGAGGGATTAGAGAAGCAATAGATATATCCTTCTGTCATATTGTTTCGCTTGTTATTTACTATTAAAACTAGTAAAGTAATCAATTTTTGTCTAAAGTAATTCACTACTATTAGAATGACAATTTAACAATTTTAAGAGGCATCTCCTAGTAATACTTATCTTCTATTATCCTAATTTCTCTAAAATACCAAAGTATTATTCTTTTTATTCTTTATGACATCAGTAATGGTAATAGAAGCCTCCTATAATTATTACTTAACTTTATTTATTATTATCTTTTATAAACTTAGAAACATTTTACAACTTTATATTTTCCTAAAAGTTTCTAACTTATCTAAGTTTTCCTAAAATACCTAAGTAATATCCTTTTTCTTCTTTATGACACCAGTAATGGTAAGAGACATCTGCTATATTATCTTAGTGGTCGGCAGCGTAGCAGCGCGTCTAGCGCCCTAGGATACAGCATAGAGAACATCAAGTATGGTAATAGAAGTATCTATAATGGTTATAGAAGATGCCTATAATTATTACTTAACTTTATTTACTATTATCTTTTATAAACTTATAAACTTTTTATTATTTCTAAAAACTTTTACAACTTTATATTTTCCTAAAAGTTTCTAACTTATCTAAGTCTCTCTAGCATTCGCTAAAAATAACTAGTGTTATTCCTTTCCTTCTTTATGACACCAGTAATGGTAAGAGACAAACTCTAAAATATCTTAGTGGTCGGCAGCGCGTCTAGCGCCCTAGGATACATCATAGAGAACATCAAGTATGGTAATAGAAGATGCCTATAATTATTACTTAACTTTATTTACTATTATCTTTTATAAACTTATAAACTTTTTACTATTTCTAAAAACTTTTACAACTTTATATTTTCCTAAAAATCTCTAAAAGTTTCTAACTTATCTAAGT